TTGCTGAGCGTCCAATACAGTTTGTTGCATACGATGCACAGGCTAGTAGAGGACATATCCTTGAAATAGAGCAGTACACTGAGCTTATGGAGTTTCTACAGCATCAAGGATTTGATGTAGTTACATATTTCGATGAAACAAACTACCCTACGGATGGTGTAGTTTGTAGAGTTGAATCCATAAGCAAATACTATAGCTTAGGTTTTACGTCTCATCACCCTCGAGGTGTAGTCGCGCTTAAGCAAGAAAAAGAAGGTGTAGTAACAACTTTAGAAGATGTAGTTTGGCAAGTAGGTAAATCAGGTGCAGTAAGTCCTGTAGGAATATTGACACCTGTATTTATTGGAGATGCGAAAGTTTCTCGTGCTACTCTGCATAACATAGAGTATATACACCAGCTAAACTTAGAAATTGGCTGTGCTGTCGAAGTAATAAGAAGCGGGGAAATTATACCTCGTATTTTACGACGGGTAGACCTATAAGGTCACCTGAAGAAAAATATTACTTGACACTCAGCTAATTTTTATATTATAATAATCTTTCACTTTTTAGGAATACTATACTTATCATTATGACTACTATACAAGCCCCAAAAACTTGTCCTAGTTGCTCTAGCCCTCTAACATGGGTTAATAATGTTTTGTATTGTAGGAATAATATGTGTGATGCCAGAACAGGAAAAAAGATAGAGCACTTTGCTAAGGCCCTTAAAATAAAAGGACTTGGCCCTGCAGCTATCAAAAAACTAGACATACAAGACTTTGATGAAATCTATTCTATGACAGAAGAGGATATCGCTGTTCGCCTAGACTCAGAAAAGCTAGCTTCTAAATTATACGCAGAGATTCAGAACTCTCGTTCTGCCCCTCTTGACTTAGTCCTTCCTGCTTTTGGAATCCCCCTAATAGGGAATACGGCAACTAAAAAGCTGTCTGCTATTGTATCAACTATGTTCGAGATTAATAGAGACGCTTGTACGCTTGCAGGGCTAGGCCCTAAAGCTACAGAGAGCCTGTGTAACTGGCTAGACTCGGAGTATTACTGCTTCTATGACGGCCTTCTGCCTTTTTCTTTCAAATTTTCTGAACAAGAAAAAGTAACTCTAGAAAAGGGTGTTGTTTGTATCAGTGGTAAGCTGAAGAGTTTCAGAACCAAAGCTGAAGCAACAACAGCATTGAATAGTGCAGGTTACGAGGTAAAAAGTAGCCTTACTAAGCAAGTAACGATTCTATTAAACGAAAGTGCGGTAGAGTCCAGTAAAACTAAACAAGCCAGAGACTCTGGCATTAAAATTTCAACAAACATTTATGAATTATTGGAGATATAATGGCACTTCCTAAGTGGACAGATGAGCGAACCGCTCAATTAACAGCTTTCGTTGGTGACGAAAGTCCTATTTCTCAAGGTACAGTTGCAGAAGCAGCTTCTACTCTTGAAACAACTCCTCGTTCCGTTTCTAGCAAATTGCGTAAAATGGGATTCGAAGTAGAATTGGCATCAGTAGCCGCAGGTAAGTCTTTCTCAGATGAGCAAGAAGCAACTTTGCGTGCTTTTGTAACAGAAAACAGCGGTGAATATAACTACGCACAAATTGCTGAGCATTTTGAAGGCGGTAAGTTCTCTGCTAAGTCTATCCAAGGCAAAATCTTGTCTATGGAATTGACTTCTCATGTTGCAGCTATGCCTAAAGTAGAGCCTGTACGAACGTACAGTGCAGACGAAGAAGCTACGTTTATCGCAATGGTAAACAAGGGCTCTTTCGTAGAGGATATCGCAGAAGCCTTGGGTCGAGAAATCAACTCAGTACGTGGTAAAGCTCTTAGCTTGCTCCGTTCAGGCGACATTGACGCTATCCCCCGCCAGCAGAACACCAAAGGTGCAGCAACTGCAGATCCTTTTGCCTCTCTTGGCAACCTAGCCGAGATGACTGTAGAAGAGATTGCAGAGGCGATTGGCAAAACTCCCCGTGGAGTAAAAACTATGCTGACTCGTCGTGGCCTCACAGCCTCTGACTATGATGGCGAAGCTCGGGCACAAAAAGCCGCAGCTAGCTAATAGCATATACATAATATTATGTAAAAACCAGAACAGCTACGGGGTCTCTCGTAGCTGTTTCTTTAATGTTCGGGGGAACGATAGTTGAATATAGCAAGTGCTTTAATTAAAAAGACGATTGAGGAGGCAGACCTCGAAACTTGGTCGTATGTTAAAAAAGAGTACCTCCCTTCCGAGTACCATAAAGTATTTGACTATATTGATAATTATTTTGATAACTATTCCCGATTACCTACCTTTGAGGATTTAACCCTTTCACTACGGCACGCTCAGACAAAAGAAAAGGTACTAGCAATACAATCTCTTGAAGTAGAGGCAGATGCTTTTACTTTATTGCAGTATTTAAAAAATGAGTTTACACAAAAAGAAATATTTAACTCGTTAGATACTTATATTGATAGTACAGTTTTATTTGCAGAAGCCGAAGAATCAGTACAAGCACTACATCAGATCGTGCTAGATATTCAGGATAAGGTAGACTTAGAAGTCCCATCCGAAAGTATGCAAAGAATATCTCTGTTCGACTCTGAAGACGATTTAGATAAGTACCTGCCCCTCGGTCTCAACTCAGACTATGATCAAAGCATTTCGTTTTCCCCCCGAGACCTGGTGCTTGTTGGTGGTAGACGAGGGGCGGGGAAATCTATTGCTTGTGCCAACGTTGCAGCGGCTTCGTACTTAGCAGGTAAGTCTTCTCTCTACTTTACAATCGAGATGAGTAGTAGAGAAATTCTGCAAAGAATATGTTCAATCTCAACGGGTGTGCCTGCCAATAGAATTAAAAACAAAAATTTAAGTATCACAGAATGGGAGAAGATAGCTTCTTGGTGGGCTGCACGATTTACTAAAGGCCAGGAGCGTTTGGATGAGTATAGAGAACACCGAGATTTTGACAGGTTTCACCAAAAACTTAGTCTTGGAGATCTTACCCCTGAACAACAGGTAGACGTAATATATGACCCTTCACTTACTATAGGAAAGATAAGAGCAGAGTTAGATAAAAAAGTATCTATACTTAAGCCTTCAGTAATTATTGTAGACTATATTAACCAGGTAAAAAGATCAAATATACCTAGTAGGTTTGGTGGCCAGTATGATTGGACTGAACAAATAGAAGTAAGTAAAGCATTAAAATCTATGGCCCAAGAGTACGAGGTGTGTGTATTTAGTCCATATCAAACCGATGCTACAGGAGAGGCAAGATTTGCTAAAGGTATTCTGGATGCCGCAGATGCTGCATACTCTTTAGAAGCCTGGAGTGAGGAGGATAACTGCATAAGTTTTAATTGTGTAAAAATGAGATCAGCTCCAATGCACAGCTTTACTTCAACCATGAATTGGGATACCCTAAAGATAGGTCCTGATAGTACACTAACACCTAAAGAGCGGGAGGACTCCTCAGAGAAAACAGGAGAAGAAATTAATGACAACATCGGGTAAAATTTCTCTTGACTATTTAGTTGTTTTCTTGTATAATATACTCTTAATTAGCGAGGATAACACATGATAGTATCAGGGTCAATTAATTATACCTATACAGGTAGAAAGCGTAATACACGTAAAGTTAATAAAGTAACTAAAACAAAGAGACCTTTCAAAGAAATGAAAGAACCACTGTTTACTAATAGTCGCATAGACGAAGTGAATAAGTACCCAAGCGCTCCGATGACTCCTTACAGGCCCGCAAAGGATACTTCATATAAGACACAGCATAAGTTTACCGTAGCTCCTGCCTATAATAAAGGAGCTTACATGGTTATACCAAGAAGCGAAGTAGAGGACATAGGACGATGATTAAACAGGACGATGCTAGAAGTAAAATTGAAGAGCACTTTATTGTTTTAGAGGCCGCTGTAGATGTTGGTGACTTTGAGTGGATGCAAACTGGCATGGCTAGGCTTTCTAAATACTACTCCTTTTTTACAGAGGAGGAGATAAGTAAGTTTGAAGAATATGAGCTAATCATAGAAACGGGCAGCCTCTCCGAAGAGTATGATAACTATTATGAGCCCACTGAATATGACGAGTGGCAAGACTATGATTCGGACTGTTAATGAACGTAGAAGATCTTTTAAGAAGTAAAGAAATTGCCTTCATACCTAAAGGTGGAGACTTTCTAGTAAGCTGTTTAAACCCTGCGCACCCAGACAAAAACCCTAGTATGAGAATAGACCAGATAACTGGTATATTCAATTGTTTTTCGTGTGAGTATAAGGGCAATTTGTTTACTCTTTACGGCGAACGACAGAATCAAATGCAGGTTCGAAGAGAGATGTTAAAGAAGAAAATACAAGAAGTACGAGCAGAGAATATAGGATTAGCCTTTCCTAAAAATTCTATGCCGTATGTAGGTAACTGGAGAGATATAAAACCAGAAACCTATAGAAAGTTTGAGGCGTTTCAGCAGCAATCTTTAAAAGAGTATCAAAACAGAATTGTGTTCCCTATCCGCGATAGAACACTAAAAATAGTAGCATTTGTAGGACGACATACCACAATGGGAACTCCCAAATATTTAAATAGTCCTGCCGGAGTAAAAATGCCATTGTTTCCCGTAGTTAAACCTAACTTAGGGTCTGTTATATTAGTGGAAGGTATATTTGATATGCTTAATCTACATGACAAAGGCCTAGAAAACGCTATCTGCTGTTTCGGTGTAAAAAACGTTACAGAGGACAGACTAGCAATTCTAGGTATGCAAGGAGTAAGTAATATTGATATATTTTTTGATAATGATGAGGCGGGTCAAGCCCAAGCCTCCCGTGTGGAGGGGTTATGTGAGAAAGTTGGTCTCACTTCCAGAGTTATTAAGTACGGTAATAAAAACGTAGATCCTGGAGCCCTTAAATATTCTCAAGTAAATGATCTAAGGATTAAATTATATGCCTAAAGTTGCATTAGTAGAAACTAAACCGAGTCGTTCAAATTTTAAAGAATTGTTCGACGGCTCTTTTGCGTTTGATACATATCATTTGTGCTCAGACGCGAGCGTTAAAAAAGTCCTGAAAAGAGACTGCGATATTGATATTGATACAGACCAATATGATTGGGTTATTTTAGTGGGTAGCGATGCACTAAAATACTTTACAAAAATTAATTCTGTTACAGAGTACTCAGGTAAAAAAGTAGAAGGAAAGTTCCTTCCTGTAATCAATCCTGGTATGCTTAAGTTTAAGCCCGAGGCTAAAAAGACCTGGGAATCCTCTAAGGATAATATTATTAAGTATATTAGTGGAGAACTAGAGGACACTGTAATAGATGATAATATTGCTCGGGGCATACAAGATACTGACGAAGCTAAAGCATGGGTTAGGCAGGCAGCACAGCATCCTGTAATTGCTTTAGATTCCGAAACAACGGGACTATACCCGCGCGATGGTCACGTGCTAGGAATCTCCATGTCATATAATGGGGACGACGGTGTATACATAGATACTGAATGTTTTGATGATGAGTTAGAATCTATGCTTGCTGACTTGTTTAAGTCTAGCAAAGTTGTTTTTCATAATGCAAAGTTTGATATAGCTTTCTTTGAGTATCATTTTGGGTGGGTTTTTCCAGATTTTGAAGATACTATGTTGCTTCATTATTTAATAGATGAGAATCCTGGAGGCCATGGACTAAAGCCCCTTTCTTTAAAGTATACAATCTACGGAGACTATGAGAAGCCGATGTATGATTGGATGGATCAGTATAGAAAAGAGCATGGAATATTAAAGGGCGATTTTCAATGGAGCTCTATTCCGTTTGATATAATGAAAACATATGCAGCAATGGATGCTGTGTGTACGTTTACTTTATACCAAAAATTTAAAAAAATTAAAGAAAACCATAAGCTACTATCTGTATATGATAATATTCTTATACCAGGAACTAGGTTTCTAATTGATGTCCAAAACAATGGTGTTCCTTTCGACGCTAAAAGGCTACGTATCGCCCAGGAGCTCATGCAAGATGACATAGATAGCGCGGTAGAGGAACTATATAAAGTAAACGCCATTAAGTTATTTGAGAAGGCTCAAGGAAAGGAGTTTAATCCAAATAGTACAGTACAACTACGATCCTTGCTATATGATTATATAGGTCTGCAACCAGTAATGAAAAAAACGGGGACAGGCGCTTGGTCAACAGACGCTGAAGTTCTACAAATACTAGGACAAGAACATGAAGTACCTAACCACATTCTTAATATACGGCAAAAGTCTAAGATTAAAAATACATATTTGGATAAAATTATTCCTCAGCTGGATCGTGACTCACATCTCAGAACCGGTTTTAATTTGCATTCTACTACTAGTGGCCGTCTTAGCAGTTCAGGCAAGCTAAACATGCAGCAACTGCCAAGAGATAACCCTATTGTAAAGGGTTGTATTAAGGCAAGTGAGGGTAATAAAATAGTTGCTATGGATTTAACAACTGCTGAAGTTTATGTTGCAGCAATTCTGGCAAAAGACACGGCTTTAATGGACGTATTTAAAAGTGGAGGAAATTTTCACTCTAGTATTGCAAAAACAGTTTTTAAGCTAACTTGTCCTGTAGAGGATATAGCAGACATGTATACTACTCAGAGGCAGGCTGCTAAAGCTGTTACTTTTGGTATTATGTATGGTGCTGGCCCTAAAAAGATAAGTGAGCAAGTTACCAAAGATTCAGGAACCGTATTTACAGTTGGAGAAGCAAAGGATGTAATTGAAGATTATTTTAAAACTTTTCATAAATTGGATAAATGGATCAAAGAAAACCAAAAGTTTATTCAAGCTAATGGTTTTATATACAGTTTCTTTGGTAGAAAGAGGAGATTACCAAATGTACAATCGGCGGATCCACAAATCCAAAGTCATTCGATTAGGAGTGGTCTTAATTTTTTGGTCCAGTCTGCTGCTTCTGATATTAACTTATTGGGCGCTATAGATATGAATCAACATATTAAAACCCATTCTATGAAAGCTAAAATATTTGCGCTTGTACATGACTCTATCTTAGCAGAGGTTGCAGACGAAGATGTTGACAACTATGTCAGCTCTCTTCGTAAGTACATTCAAATGGATAGAGGCTTGAGTATACCTGGAGCACCTGTTGGGTGTGATTTTGAAATAGGCGAGGACTATTCAATGGGTAAATTTAAGAAAATATATGGTAATTACATATAAAACGATAAAAAATATTACTTTTCCTATATATAGATTAAGATCTGATAATTGGAGCTATACGGATGGTTTATTATTTCTAGATAATGAAATAATAGACGATCGGAATATGCCAGGAAACACTCTTGGCCTACGGAGAGTTCAAACATCAGATCCTAGACTAGGAAAACTAAATAAACAGATAATTTCCGTACAAGGATTACTGAAGCAGGCTACACCGTATTTTATAGATAGCAAGGGCATCCCTTTTATCTATCAAAAAACGCAAATGTGTACTTTAAAATACAAACATATTAACAAAGTACATAAAGCAGAGGGTAGTTCTTTTATTATATGCAAAAAAATACCTCCTTTTAGAGTACCGAGGCCTCCTGAAACGGGCCAACGATACGCAGGGATTTTGTATTTAAAAGAATGGCCTTATATGCTCTACGAGTATTCTGAAGGACCGAAAAAAGATACGCGCAGAAAGGTATAATAAATTGGTATCCAAAATAAATAATGTAAAAGGCCAAAATAGAGGCGCTAGACGCCACAAGCCTAAAACCTTAAATGCTATTAATTTAAAATTAAAAACAGTAGAACCTCTAACAAGAAACCAAGTACTCGCATTTGAGAGCGAAAAAAACTTAATCTTACATGGAGTCGCTGGAACGGGTAAAACTTATATATCCTCATATCTGGCATTTGACGATATATTCAAGGGGTTGTATGAAAAACTAGTGATAGTTAGAAGTGCAGTATCTACTAGGGATATAGGCTTTTTACCAGGTACAGAAAAAGATAAGGCTTCCGTATATGAGGAGCCATATAAGGATATATGTATAGATCTGTTTGAGAGGGGCGATGCATACGAAGTTTTAAAAAGTAAGTACGTAGTTCATTTTATGACAACCTCTTTTGTGCGTGGCATTACACTAAGAAATGCTACAATTCTTATAGATGAGTGTCAAAATATGTCTTTTCACGAGCTAGACTCAATTATTACTCGAATAGGAGAGAATTGCAGAGTAATATTATGTGGAGACTTTCGACAGTCTGATTTACGTCAGAGCGGCTTAAGAGACTTTATACGAATACTTAAAGCTATGGAATGTTTCGATTTTATAGATTTTGAAATAAAAGATATAGTTAGAAGTGACTTCGTAAAAGAATATATAACTTCAAAAGAAACCTTGGGACTTTAATTATGAAAGCAGTACTAGGCAATAGAATTTTTCTCTCAGTAGATGGGAGATACAAAGAGTGGCTCAATAAACAGCTAACGTATGTTGTGCCTGCTCCTATGCCTACAGACCCTCCCATTGTAATTAAAAATATGAGCAGAGTTAGTTCTGAGTTAGTATCTATTCCTTCTGGCAGAGAGGATCTAATCCCTAAAACCCATGAAATAGTAGATAGAAGGGTGTATAAACCAGTAGAATTTCCTGAGTTTCGTTTCTCACTGAGAAAAAGCCAGCAGGATGTTTATGATGAAATTGACGATAGTTCAATTATTAATGCTTGGGTAAGCTGGGGTAAGACATTTACCGCGCTCGCTATAGCAGGAAAGCTAAAACAAAAAACTCTTATTGTAGTTCATACTGTACCGTTAAGGACTCAATGGGCTAAAGAGGTTGAGAAAGTATTTGGAATAATTCCAGGAATTATAGGTAGTGGTAATTTTGAAATAGGAGATCTAATTACAATAGGCAATACTCAAAGTCTGTATAGAAAACTGCCAGAAATCTCTAAAGAGTTTGGCTGTATTATACTAGACGAGATGCACCATGTGTCCTCTCCTACTTTTGCTAAAATTATAGATGCTAACCACGCAAGGTATAAAATAGGCCTATCAGGAACTATTGAAAGAAAAGACGGTAAGCATATAGTTTTCAAAGATTACTTTGGATCAAAAGTATTTAAACCACCCAAAGAAAACTTTATGCAACCAGAAATACATATATTTAGGTCTCAAACGCGTTTTATGGACGGAGCTAACATACCCTGGGCTAATAGAGTAAACAATCTAACTAATAATGAAGAGTACAGACACTCGGTAGCCCTGTTAGCTTCTAGTTACGCAGCCCGAGGGCACAAAGTGCTGGTAGTAAGCGACCGCGTGAGCTTTTTAAAAGCTTGCGCCGAACTGGTTGGGGATAATGCTGCTTGTGTTACGGGTGAGGTAGCACAAGATCAAAGAGAAACAATCATGTCTCAGGTGGAGGCTGGTCGGTTTAATGTATTATTTGGTACACAAGCTATTTTCTCTGAAGGTATCTCACTAAACTGCTTAAGTTGCCTAATTTTAGGTACTCCTATAAATAATGAGCCTTTATTGACCCAGTTAATAGGACGAGTAGTTAGAAAAGAGGAAGGTAAATTAACCCCCGTAATTTTAGATATACACTTGGTAGGAAAAACTGCGTCGAACCAAGCATCACAGAGAATGGGACACTACATAAAACAAGGCTACAATATTAAACAGCTTTAAAAAAATATTGCTTGACAATATGGTAAACTTTTGGTATAATATATGTTACTTTATGACTTTGAAAAGATAATAGAAACGTGCAATAAAAACGTCAATGATGTATTCGACGTGTTAGATATGTTAACGCATAAGACTATACCTAACAATAAATTTGACAGGCTCTACAAATGGGCAAATATAAATTTTAAGGGTCAGTCTTTTATGTTGCACCCTGAAGTAGTATTTTATAATAGTTATAAGTATACAAAAAAAGAAGTCGTACAGTATTTTGGAATAGCCGCTTTTAGGCTTACTTCATTATACATAGCGCAACAAACCGTTACTATTAAAGCAGTAAATCTGCCTCTTGATAGGAATTTATATATAGAAAACAGACTACTTAGTATAGACGATCGTGGCATAGTTCACTTTAAATACGAAGAAGTTACAAAAAAGGAGATACACTAACATGGCAATTTCATTTAACAAGCAAAAAGGTTCCGCACAAAAATCATCAATTTCAAGCTACCAGTATGTAGAAGGGGATAATAAACTACGTTTAGTAGGAGATATTCTCGCTAGATACGTGTATTGGGTAAAAGGTGAAAACGATAAAGATATTCCTCTGGAGTGTCTGTCATTTGACCGTAACGCAGAAGCTTTTAACAACAAAGAAAAAGATTGGGTTAAAGACTTTTATCCTGACTTAAAGTGCGGCTGGAGCTATGCTACTCAGTGCTTGGTCAATGGAGAATTAAAAGTAATTAATCTCAAGAAGAAGCTGTGGGAACAAATTATCACTGTAGCAGAAGACTTAGGCGATCCTACTGATTTTGAAGATGGTTGGGACATTTGCTTTAAGCGAGTAAAAACAGGCCCCATGCCCTACAATGTAGAGTATCAGTTGCAGCAGATTAAGTGCCAACAAGCTAAGCGCCCCCTAGATGATACTGAAAAATCTTTAGTAGCAAATCTTAAGTCAATGGATGATGTTATGCCCCGTCCTACTCCAGATGCGCAGAAAGAGCTTTTAGACAGAATTAATAATTCTCGATCAGATACGGGTATAGATGAAAGCATTGAAGACGAGTTTAAAATTGCATGATACTGTTTACAGCAGACTGGCATATAAAATTAGGGCAGAAAAATGTACCTAAAGATTGGGCTTTAAATAGATATAAACTATTTTTCAGTCAAATCTACTCGCTAGAGCTGGAATGTAACATGCACATTATTGGGGGCGATCTATTTGATCGTCTTCCCAATATGGAAGAACTACAGTTATACTTCAGTTTCATAAAAAATGTAAAAATACCAACAATAATATATGATGGTAACCACGAAGCTACGAAGAAAAATACTACATTTTTCTCGCAGCTTAAACAAGTATCAAGAGATGTAAACCCATTAGTACAAATAGTAGATATTGCCTATTTTGATGAAAGCCTAGGTTTTAGTATTCTGCCATATGCAGACTTACATAGACCTGGTAGCATAGAGAGGCTTAATTCAAGATTTCCATTATTTACTCACGTTCGCGGTGAAATACCTCCCCATGTTAAGCCAGAGGTGGACTTACAGAGGTTAGAGGATTTTCCTGTTGTATTTGCGGGAGACCTACACGCTCATAGTAATACTCAGAAAAATATAGTATACCCAGGTAGTCCAATGACTACATCTTTTCATAGAAATAAAGTATCAACGGGTTATATTGTTATTAATGAGAGTGACTGGAGCTGGAGGTGGGATCCCTTTGATCTTCCTCAGTTGCTTAGAAAAACAGTTTTAACTGAAGAAGAGATGATTTCCTCTGAGTATGACCATACAATTTATGAGATAGAGGGAGACATACAACAACTTGCAGACATAAAAAACTCAGAACTTTTAGACAAAAAAATTGTTAAAAGAAATTCTGAGGCAGCACTTATAATGGATAAAGATATGTCTATTTCAGAAGAACTTATGGAGTATCTACTCTATATACTAGAAATAGATCAATCAAACGTATCAAATATAGTAGGATTATTTAATGATTACGCTGCAAAAGTTGAAGTGGAGTAACTGTTTTAGTTACGGAAAAGACAATGAGCTAATTCTAACAGAGAGTCCAGTTACTCAAATAGTTGGAACTAATGGTATGGGCAAATCGTCCATACCATTAATTATTGAAGAAGCTCTTTATAATAAAAACTCTAAAGGCATTAAAAAAGCTGATATACCTAATAGATATACCAATAGTGGATATTCTATAGAACTAGATTTTAGTAAAGACGGTACACAATACAAGGTATGTGTAGACAGAAAAACTTCTATTAAAATTGTTCTTACAAAAAACGGAGAAGATATTAGTAGCCATACAGCTACTAATACTTACAAAACTCTTCAGGGAATCCTTGGAGTAGATTTTAAGACTTTCTCTCAGCTAGTATATCAAAATACTAATGCAAGTTTACAGTTTCTTACTGCGACAGATACCAATAGGAAGAAGTTTCTTATTGACTTGTTGCACCTAGAAATTTATGTTAATTATTTTGATATTTTTAAAGAGGCTTGTCGTGAATGTGTAGCTAATTTGACTACAATTGAAGCTAAAGTAGCTACAATTGAAAAGTGGTTATCAAACAATAAATTGGAGGATACTACCCTACTTCCAATGTTAGATTTACAAATTTCTACGGAAGATGACGAAAAGGAGTTACGCTTTCTTACGAAAGAAATAGAAAATATTTCCGAAAATAATAATAAAATTTTAAAGAATATTCAATATAAAGAACTGCTCAGTAAGATAAATATAGTTGAGGTACAAAAGATAGAGGCAAAGGAGACGCTGTCTTATGATAGTTTACAGGAGTCTATGGGGACTATTTCCGGTAAACTCCAGGCTTCTAAAAAGTTATTGCAAAAAATGCAGTCTCTCGGCAATAATTGTCCTACATGTGAGCAAGAGATAGACGCAGAATTTAAAGCACATATAATACATGGCGAAGAGCGTCTAGTGGAGATTTTAAATGAAGAAGCTACAAACATTGAAACAAAAATTGAAGATGTTAAAAGAAACAATAGAGACTTCTCTAGGAAAGCTAAAATTCAAAGAGAGTGGGAAGAAATTTATCGTTCAATCGATAAAGATTTACCAACATCTATTGTGGATGGCAAAGAGCTTGAAGATCGCATCAACAGCGTTCGCGGACGCTTGGGAGCAGCAAGAACTGAGCTGGAAAAAACAGCAAGAGAAAATGAAAGAAGAACTCGCCAAAACACTAAAATAGAAGTTATACTAGAGCAGACTCAGGAAATGCAAGCTGAGTTAACTGAGTTAAAAACTAATTTAAAGACTCAAGTAGAAGTTTCTTCTAATCTAGAAGTATTGAAAAAAGCTTTTAGCACTAATGGCCTAGTAGCTTATAAGATAGAAAATTTAGTAAAAGAACTTGAAGACTTGACTAATATGTATTTGGCGGAACTTTCTGACGGTAAGTTTACCTTAGAGTTTGTAGTACAGAACGATAAGTTAAATGTAGAAGTGACGGATAATGGTAATGTAGTTGATATACAAGCACTTTCGTCAGGAGAGCTGGCTAGGGTAAACACAGCCACTCTAATAGCCATAAGAAAGTTAATGAGTAGTATATCAAAATCAAGAATAAATATACTATTCTTGGATGAAGTCATAAATGTATTAGATGAAACAGGTAGAGAAAAGTTGGTAGAAGTGCTTCTTGAAGAACCATTAAATACTTATATAGTAAGCCATGGGTGGACTCACCCATTACTAGAAAAAGTAGAAGTAGTAAAAGATAATAATATCAGTAGATTGGAGAAATAAAATGCACCAAGAAGTTATATTGGACGCTCTATCTCATAAATTTGAAGGAGAGATAGCGTACCATAAAGCAAATATTTTAGTATACTTAAATAATCCTGTAGGGATTGGGGAGCACCCAGATGTGTTGGGAGCTATAGAGACTGAAATACAAAAAATGGCAGAGTGCCAAGAAAAGCTAGAAGTTGTAAATCAGTTTTATGAAATGATGTTAACATAATGGTAGATAGCAGGGCTAAAGGTGCAAGAGGAGAGTACCTCGTTAGAGATATGCTGAGGGAATGTACCGATCTTAAATTTGAGAGAGTACCAAACTCAGGCGCTTTGGAGTACTTAAAGGGGGATCTATATATACCCCACGAAAAGAATAGATTCTGTATAGAAGTAAAAAACTATGCAGAATCCCCTCTTACTGATAAGGTTTTTACTGCAAGAAAAACAAACAATCTTGTTAGATGGTGGGTAAAACTTTTACAACAAGCTGCGGGAGGTGATCAAGAACCTCTGTTGTTTTTCAAGTATAATAGATCCCCTGTGTTTGTAGTAACCGCAGAAAAGCCTGTAAATACTATCGATTATATGTATATTAATTTTTTGGGTTGCTATATACTATTAGCCGATGAGTGGTTAGAAAAAGAAGAAATAAGGTTTATATAATGGCATTTAATTTTAAAGATACTGTAGAAAAACCTGCAGCGGGGTCAACACTAGTAGTTGACTCTTTAAATCTAGCCTTTAGATGGAAACATCAAGGTCGATCTGATTTTAGATATGATTATGTTCAGACTGTAGAAAGTCTAGCAAAGTCTTATAAATGTGCAGATATTATTATAACTGCGGATTGGGGTTCTTCATCTTATAGAAAGATGATCTTGCCCGAGTATAAGATGAACAGAAAAGAAAAATTTGCAGATCAAACAGAAGCAGAGAAACTTGCTTTTGAGGAGTTTTTTGAGGAGTATGAAGCAACTCTTGAAACTTTAAGTGAAAAATACCCTATTTTACGCTATGAGGGAGTCGAAGCAGATGATATAGCAGCTCACTTAGTAAAAAATAAAGATAAATACAATTTAGATAACATCTGGCTAGTCTCTAGCGACAGGGATTGGGACCTTCTTATAGGCAGTAATGTATCTAGATTTTCATATGTTACCAGAAAAGAAGTAACATTAGATAACTGGGGGGAGCATTATGATTGTAAACCTGAGGAATATATTTCTTTAAAGTGTTTAACTGGGGATAAAGGTGACAATGTACCAGGAATTCCTGGTATTGGCCCAAAAAGAGGGATAGGACTTATAGAAGAGTTTGGAAGTGCTTTAAATATTTATGACGCGTGCCCCATTCCGGGTAGCTATAAATATATTCAGTCACTTAATGAAAATTATGAACAAATTTTACTAAATTATGAACTAATGGACTTATTAACATATTGTGATGATGCTATTGGAACAGACAATTTAAGGGATATTGGAAGGAGAGTAGCAGTCAATGCCTAAGTACAATATAAATATTAACTATAAAAGAGACAACTATCTATCCGAGTTTAGTTTAAAAACACTAGAAGATAGATATATGATTGAGGGCGAGACTTCTCCACAAGATTCTTTCGCCAGAGCTGCTTGTGCTTTTGCTGACGATAAGGAGCACGCACAGAGATTATATGACTACGCTAGTAAGCTGTGGTTTATGTTCTCTACTCCGCTTCTATCTAATGGAGGTACAAAGAGAGGGCTACCAATTAGTTGTTTTTTAAATTATGTGGATGATAGTAGGGAAGGTATAACAGACCATTATACTGAAAATGCTTTCTTATCGTCAGTCGGTGGCGGGGTCGGAGGTTGTTGGACCGGGGTTCGGAGTGTCGGCTCGAAAACGAGCAATGGCTCCGAAAGTACGGGTGTAATTCCTTTTCTAAAAGTTGTTGATGCTGAGATGCTTGCTTTCTCTCAGGGCGTAACACGTCGTGGAAGCTATGCAGCATACCTTGATATTTCTCACCCTGAAGTAGAAGAATTTTTGGATGTTCGTAAACCTACGGGTGGAGACATTAATCGTAAATCTACCAATCTTCATCATGGTATTATGGTTGGGGATGATTTTATGCAACTCATCGAAGGTGCTACACGGGAGCCTGGGTTTGATGACTCATGGCCCCTAATTGATCCACACTCAGGAGAAGTTAAGAAAGTTGTATCTGCAAAAACACTGTGGGTAAAATTAATTCAAAATCGCGTAGAGACAGGAGAGCCCTATATTGTGTTTCGGGATACAGTCGATAAAGCAGTACCTGAGTTTCAACAAAAACTTGGGTTACGAGTGCATCAATCTAATCTATGCTCGGAAATTACTTTACCTACAAATGAAGAGAGAACAGCAGTATGTTGTCTATCAAGTGTAAATCTGGAAGAATTTGACGAGTGGAAAAACAACGACCAATTTATACCAGACTTAGTAAGAATGCTCGATAATGTTCTCACCCACTTTATTAAGAGCGCTCCTCCACAGCTATGGAAAGCGTCCTTTAGTGCGGAAAATGAAAGAAGTATTGGCCTAGGTGCTATGGGGTTTCATGCCTACTTACAAAGGCAGAATATACCTTTTGAAAGCGCAATGGCAAAAGGAAAGAACATGACTATGTTCAAGAGAATTAAAGAAGAGGCTGTAAATGAAACAAAACGACTCGCCATCGAACGAGGAGAGTGTCCTGATGGAGAGGGCCATGGTGTCCGTAATGCACATCTGCTGGCCGTTGCTCCTAATGCCTCTAGTAGTATTATATGTGGGAATACATCTCCTTCTATTGAGCCATATCGTGCTAATGCTTTTACTCAAAAAACTAAAAGCGGTAGCAGTTTACTTAAAAACGAATATCTTGAAAATCTTCTACAAGAGCTAAATCAAGATACTGAAGAAGTTTGGAAAAGTATTACTACGAACGGAGGCTCTGTGCAGCATCTAGAATTTCTAGATGATTGGACTAAAGATGTTTTTAAAACAGCAGTAGAGATAGACCAGAAGTGGATTATTGATCTTGCAGCCGATAGGCAGGAGTTTATATGTCAGAGTCAGTCATTAAACGTATTCTTTCCTGCAAATGTATCCAAGCAAGAACTACACGCTATTCATATGATGGCATGGAAAAGAGGTGTAAAGACTCTTTACTATCTCAGAAGTGAAGCGTACAAAAGAGCAGAAAATGTATCTGATGAGGCTCTTCGTCAGTATATATTTGATAGCTTAGATGATGAAGGATGTCTAGCTTGTGAGGGCTAAGGCTTGGATTATCTGGAAGTATACAATAGGAAGTTTCTCGGATGAAAAAACAGAGGAATATGATAATATAGTAGCTATAATAAGAACAGCTATTGTATTTGTAAATTTTTTAACGTGTTTTTTCATCATGACAAATGTAGTACACAACTGGTAACAGTTTAGGAGAATATAATGAGTTTATTAGAAGAAAGGTCTTATTATAAGCCTTTTAATTATCCTTGGGCATTTGAGCACTATAAAACTCAACAGCACATGCATTGGTTGCCGGATGAAGTCAACTTAGCCGATGATTTAAAAGATTATAGAGAAAAATTACCTGTTGAAAGTAGAAAACTTATTAATCAAATTTTTAGGTTTTTCACCCAGGCAGATGTTGATGTATGTTGTGGATATGCAAAGCATTATCTACCTACATTTAAACAACCCGAAGTACGAATGATGCTATCAGCTTTTGCAGCTATGGAAGCGGTTCATCAAGAAGCATATTCTTTGCTTCTTGAAACTCTAGGTTTCGGAGACGACGAATACCAAAAGTTTTTTGAACATAAAGCTATGCTGGACAAGCATGAACATCTAAGTAACTTCGGAATGGATACCCCTATAGATATTGCTAAAACAATGGCTATCTACTCAGGGTTTACCGAGGGAGTTCAGTTATTTAGTAGTTTTGCTATTTTGCTAAACTTTCCTCGCCATAACTTAATGAAAGGCATGGGACAAATTGTAACATGGTCAATACGAGATGAAACTCTTCATGTAGAAGGAATGTCTCAGTTGTTTAGAACTTTCATTCAAGAAAACCCAGACTTATGGAATGATGATTTAAAATATGAAATTTATTGTGCAGCAGAGCGCACAGTAGATCTAGAAGACGCTTTTATTGACTTGTGTTTTGAAGACGCGGTAGTCCCAGGCCTAACACCGGACGAAGTAAAAAGCTATATTCGATATATTGCAGATCGTAGACTATTAGGTTTGGGTATGAAAAAAATCTTTTCCAGCAAAGATAATCCTTTACCCTGGTTAGATTTTATGTTAAACGGAGTTGAGCATGCTAATTTCTTTGAGAATAGAGCAACAGAGTACTCTAGAGCAAGCACAACTGGAAACTGGCAAGACATTTTTAAATAAGGAAAAAATATGACAGATCTACAAGCGGTACCTAAAGTACCAGAAGGGGAAGAGCCAGAATCAATTAATATTGATGGAACTCCCCATAAAATCGCAGATTTATCAGAGTTGGCTAAGTATTACATTAGTCACCTGCAATCTGTTGCCGCTAAAATTCAGAACTTAAAGTTTGAAATTACTCAATATGAAGTAACAAATAATGGGTTTATGGAGCTACTCCGAAAGGAGATTGCGGAACCAAAAACAGAAGAAGCCCCTCCAGAGGCTGTTGTTAATTAAACTAAAGGGGCGCAAGCCCCTTTTTTAATTATGTATAAAAAGCATTTCTATATCTTCCTAAATCCCAAGGATCTATAGTAGTTCCAACTGGGTCAAAGCCCATAGGTCTAGCCGTAGCAGCTGTCTCATTTTCTCCTATATAGATTTCACCAAATTCACAATCTTCTTGAGAAAAAGCCGCAAAACCATAAGGAGCTGCAGGATACCAAACACTGCTACTATTTACTGTGAAAGATATTTCGTCACCTAAAGTAGAGGAGTTCATAGCGGTGGATCTACAAGTAAAAGTACGACTTAAATTACCCATTCCATCATCATCTATAGAACTAATAACCTCAATAACAGTACCATTAGTGTAATTCGACCAAGAACTCGGGGTGGCGTAGTTATAAGTACCCACAGCCTTAGCACTATACCCACTAGAACTCCCTCTGAAATTTTCAACAATAGACCAGGCATCTAATCCTCCCAGATCGCTATTAGACCTCTGAGCATAAAGAGTATATTCAGTAGTACCATCAGTTCTCCATGCAAGAATAACCCCTATAGAATCGTTATCGCTGGAAGTTGAAGTTATCTTAGTTCGTATATAATACTTTTGCTGTGCCTGACTATCAGGAGATACAAAACCTATTAGGCCAGCGCTATTTGTAGGTTGAGTAATTCCAATACCACTTGGAGCGGCATCCCAACCGCTTGCTTGGCCAACTAAACTAGGGTCTGAACTAAAAGCAGATTGATAACTACCAGTACGATGATCAAATCTTCTCCAATTATTAACCATATCCGACGTTCCAGCTGCAGTCAAAGAGCCTCCTGCATAATAATAATCGGGTGTAAGATTTATGCCCCTTCTAATATGTGGGAATACACCTCCTTCTATATCAAATCCTGAACTAATAGCGGCATCATAAGTTGCCCCTCGGGTTATATTGTAAATACCTCTTAGGTTTAAGTCAACGCTGTCCGATCCATTTCCACTAGTCTTCGGTATATTCGGCATCTTTACCCTCCAAACGTCTTACTTTTTTCTCGAGATCCTTAATTGCTTCGATGAGCAAAGGTACAAGCCCTTCGTATCGTACTGCTAGAGTACCATCCTTACGGGTACTTACTACTTCGGGTAAGACTTTTTCTACTTCCTGTGCGATAATTCCAACGTCTCTCTTTTTAACAAAGTAGCCGTCTTCCCCGCCCCTGTCTTGAATAGTTTTATCTTTCCAATTAAAGTTAACGCCACTAATATTCATTACTTTCGAAAGGGCGTTTTCCATAGGATGAATGTCAGTTTTCATATTAATATCCGAAGACCAATACGCATAGATATTTCCTTCTGCTCTAATGTCATCTTGTGAAAAAGTAGCTGTAGAGTTTCCTACGTATAAACCTTTAGTAGCTGTTATATCCGTAGCACTAAGATCTCCCGTGGTAGTTATATTAAAAGTTTGTCCATCTAAATTTGCCCCCAGTTGAGGAGTTACATCTTCTACAATATTGCCTAAGTACGTAGTATTATCAATCGAATAAGTTCCCGCACTAGCACCCCTTACCATGAACCCTTGCGAAGTAAAGTCACCATCTACAACTACATCCGCATGAGAAGTTTCCGTAGTTAAATATGTACTATTATCATAGCTCCAAGTACCTGCAGTGTTTTTTAAAAACCCGGTACCGTCTGAAATATTACTAGTAGTGTGTGCATTAAATATTGGATCTGTTTCAGTTGTGACCCCTCCTTCGGCATCTTCAAAAGTAAAAGACCCATTACCATCAGTAGTTAACACTTGTCCACTAGTACCATCTGCCCCAACATCAGTTAAAGAAAGTAAAGTTGTAGTCAGTACTGTATCTCCAGCTAAAGCCGTTGTACTGGTAGTTCCCAATTGAAGAAGAGCTGTATCTCCAGCTAAAGCCGTACCAGCTGTAGTTCCCAATTGAAGAAGAGCTGTATCTCCAGCTAAAGCCGTACCAGCTGTAGTTCCCAATTCAAGAAGAGCTGTATCTCCTTCCAAAGCCGTACCCGCTGTAGTTCCCAATTGAAGAAGAGCGGTATCTCCAGCTAAAGCTGTACCAGCTGTAGTTCCCAATTGAAGAAGAGCTGTATCTCCTTCCAAAGCCGTACCCGCTGTAGTTCCCAGAGCTAAGTTAGATGTTCCTGCCCCTATTAAAGTACGAATCTCTAAATCTGTAATATTTGTATTTAAAGAAGGGTTAGTTCCATTACTTAGTATTGCAGGTGTGCTTATGGCTGGAGGAGTATATGTAAACAATCCCGCATCATCATACGTTAAATTACCTGTACCGGAAGCTGTTGCTACAGTAACTTCTAAGTCTTCGAACCTTATAAAACTACTAGCATCATACTGTTTTTTAATATAATAGTTAGTATCAATTGCAGTCGTAACATTATCGGGGTCTCCGCCCTCTACTATAGATACATTAAACTCTAAAGTACTAGCGTCATAGGAAGTATCAGATAGAGTAAAAGTTCTTGTCTGATTATCCCCGGCAGTACCTACAGTATCTTCGCTTTCGTCTAAAGAATTAAAAGCGTCTCCAGTAACTGTAACTATGGGGTTAGTGTATCCCGTAGTATCAATGTTAAGAACAACCTGGTCACTTAAAGCAGTACCGGTAACATCATATTCTATGGCATCTCCACCATCCTTGATAATGTTTACTAGACGTGCTTTATCGACATCTGGGTCATTGGTTAAATAATTAACAATGGTCCACTCACTAGTTGCAGAACTTTTACGCACACTAGCAACTACAGTATCTTCTTCAAAAAGAAAGTTAAGACTAGATTTTTTTATTTCGTACCCTGTATCATAATTAGAAGTTGCTGGATTATTTAAGATTAATAATTCATCTGATATTACTGCTAAAACCTTAGCGTCATGCACTACTTCAGAGCTGTTTGTATCTATAATTCTTATATAATCTCTAGCCTCTATTTCGGAAGAGAAGCTTGTGCCAGTTCCTTGTAAATACACCTCACCTCTTTTAATAGATATAGCGCTGGGAGAAGTCAGAGAAGTATTAGAAAAATTATCGGCAGGAACTCCTGCAGTATCTATAACATCATACCAAAATCCTCCCTCAGTGTAAAAATCAATCAACTTCAATGATCCATTTCTAGCGACACTACTATCGTCATCCGGTTGTAAAGCGCCACCGCTTTTGGCTAAAACATAATATGTTTTATCCTCTTCTATTCCTGTCGAAGTCAAGTCTAGCGTGTCTGTATTTGATATCAACAACGGTAATTCGGGCGCTGCTGAAGGAAATACAATAAGTTCTTGAGGGGAGTTAAATTTAAATGTTGGTGTTGCTCCAGCAGTTATAAAAGGACTTTTTAAACTAGTGCCTCCTACGCCTACTCCATCCGCCAGTCGTTGTATTAAAAGGGAGAAGGGGTCATTTAAAGCATAAGTAACTGTAGTCATAGTTGAGCTAGTACCTAAAGTACTAATGGTTTGAACCCCTATTTGATACGTACCTTCCGATAAACCAGTAAACGAGTACGCATCTAGCCCCTTCTCTGTAAATATAGGATTAGGTGCTCCAGGTATATTATGACTAATTTTGTATCCAGCTAGATACTGATACTCTTCGCCATCTACTATAGGGGGAAGCCATTTAACAATTACTTCATCTGCTCTTGTTCTGAAATCAGAGTCTTGTGCAACATAAATCGCAGTAGGGGCAGGTACTCGTAAGGCCGCCCTCTCTATCGGAGGATCAAATCTATCAGCTTGATAAATATCAAACCCGCTTTCTACATCTTCATATTTCTCATTATAATGTTCGACTGCAGTAATCGAGTATATATTCACATCTTCTTGCGACATAGATAAAATTTTGTAAAGACGAGGACTTCCGATAATGTCAAGCTGGTATTCTGTATTTAGTTGAGCGATAGACCATATACTTGAAGGAATTAAAGAAGCCGTAAATGGGCTAGTAATAGTAACTACATCATACGACCCTGCTACTCCTCCAGTAGTTGTTGCATAGTCTATACTACGTTCTTCCATAAATGTATAAGGTGCCCACCTTACAGTTACAGGAACACCAGAATCATCTAATATATTAGATGCGGTAGTTTCATCGACATATAGTTCTAATGGTAATACCTCTGCGTTATTATATACAACACCATCAATTTCAGCGGTTGTTTGCGCACAAAAAGCTGCACTAGTTGTTATAAGCCCATATAAAGAGTATGTTATATCGTCTTGTAAAGGTACTTTCCTGTCTAAAGTAATAGTAGTAGATGTGGCAGCACTTACCCTACCGCTGGAAATAAGTCTATCCCTGGCTTGATCTTGTACTTGTATTACATCTCCCGGCCTAATAAAAGCTGCATTTAAAGAAGTTTTAAAGCTTACAAGCTCTGTTTGATAATTACTAGTCCATAATTTATATCTTCCATATCTCTGCGCCTGTCCCTCACTAGTAGCTCCAAAAGCATTAACGTACTTTGATTGTACTCTATTTTCTTGAGATATACGGGTTCTGTCCTCTACAATAATAGGGTCTATTATATAGTCTTTATCTGGATTATTATATCCTATAACTATCTGGTTTGGTCGTGTTTTAGCCCCTGTACCAGTATAATTAAATTTACCGTCTACTACGTTGGAGGCTGTAAAAGTATATACAGGCCAAGACGCCTGATCAGCAATAGGAGTAACTTTTCCATCTAGCCAATAAACTAGACCTACAAATATAGACGCTATGTCTTTAAGAAGTTTATAGGCATCAACCGCTTTAGTAAGATAGAGGTTAGCTCTATACCTAGGCTCTAATCCACCTTTACCATCAGGCACTAAATCATCGCAATATTTTGCAATTCTATACAAAGCATACTTATCTATATCAGTATCCTTTATCCAACCCCCTAATCCATACCTGTTATTTGTAACTAGATCATAGAAAACCCAAGCTGGATTATCGGTATAAGTTAATTCAGTCCTAAAACTACCATCCCAGAGGCCTTCATAGGTTGCAACATCAGTATTATTTTCTTCTCGGGTGCTGTAATTTGAAGGAATTTTAACTCTCATACCCCTTAATTCATACGTTCGCTGAGGAGCAGATGTAAATTCCGTACTATCGAATCGTACATTAGCATACGCAGTGTAGGGGTAGTTCAGGGGTTCTTTAATAATAGAAGATATATTAGTAATGGCAGACGATGCGTGCATTGTTGTGCTTCTTCCGCTATTCTTTCCACTAGGATACACGCCTCTTCCCTCTTGTCGAGTAGTTCTTTCAATAATTAATTCAAAATCGTCAAAAGGCTTAAAAGGCTCCAACCATACCCTCTCCTCAATTAAAAGGGGGCCTCTAGAGCCATTCTTTCCCGCTGAGTGTAATAGCTGGGTATCTCCTGCTCGAAGATTTACTTCTGAAATATCTGCCCCTCTATACAACTTGAGCTTTGTATTATAGAAAACGCCCGCATCTTTATAATCATTGTCTTTTGCATGGTAAGTGTACAAAGAATTATATGAGAAAGTAAATCTAATCTCATCAACTTCTGGAGCTTGTTCATATGTTAGACCAAATCCCGTAGGAGACGTGGCTCTAAAAGATACAGGATTAACATTATTCAGATTAAGACCAGAAGTATCCCCTCCTACTTCTACTAAATCTTTATATTCCTGACTTAAAACATCCCAGAATTCTAATGCTTGGTTCTGGAAAGAAGGGCCTTGAGCAAAAGATACCCCTGTAGAATTCCCATAATTAAGCATAGGCTCTTGTTCAAACGTACCTGGCCTAAACTGAGTAGATACACTTTTATACTTTGAACCCGCACTAACAGAAGCGTTGCCTCTACCCGCTAGTATTCTAGTGATCGTTATATTACTAAAGTTTCCTGGGCCTAAATCCCAATCTGCAACAAATAGTACATTCGTATCGTTAAGAGAGGCTATAACAGTATTGTCATAATCTAGTTGTAGTTTTAACTGAGACCCTGCCTCCTCGGCTTCATCTAAAAATACTTGTATAAGTGAAGTATTTGTATCCTTGAAATAAAATCTTCCAGTTGTATCAGAGTATCTTTCAAATTTGCCCTTTAAATATGTTTTTGGAGAATCTTCACGAGCCAACCTCATAGAGTACTGTTTTACTATGCGAACATTATTAATCCAGCTAGGGAAAGCAAAGCTGATAGTAGTATCTAGTTCTATATAGGGCTTAAAAGAGGATTGCGCTTGTGCCATGCCTCCTGGAAATATAAGGGCACTTGTGCCAACATTACTATCATAGGCATTATTTACTTGAATTTGAATTGCTGTCTTTGTAATTCCTGGTATAGCATCTGTGTATATAGCAGGAGTAATAACACCATCCCTAGGAGAACCATCTTTAATAAGAGTGTAACTGCTGGTAGCTATAGTACCTTCAACTAATATATCTTTAATCGGGTCTTTATTTAACTTTATAGACCCTTCGCCATTAACCAAGCCTTCAATTGGGCCCTCCGATAGCATATCAGTAATATTTACTATCTGTGACCTATCAGGTCTAAACGAAGTGCTAAGTACGCCTCTATTTTTATCTGCTATTTTTTGGTCTCTTGCACTCATTAGGGAGCCCCTCCAACAATACTTATGCTTCCATCTGGATCTATGGTCGAATCAGAGAAGCTCTGGCTGTTACTATTTTTAGCGGCAGAATTAATTACAGAAAAACTTATGGGTCTGCCAGGAATTTCTAGTTGTCCATATAGAACAGGCACAGGATCTCCCTCTATAATATTTTGCTCAGACCCACTAAATAAGTATGCTTGCGGAGCAGAGGCATCGACAGAAGGATCTGGAGCTAAAATCTCTGCTATACCAGTTAAAGCAAGATTAACAGCAACACCCACTAAAATTGAGCCAAGTGTGGTGCCTAAAATAGCAATACCCCCTATGGGAGTAAATGCGAGTGCTACAAGCAATATGGCAGTAAATATTTTACCAACACCACCACTAGAGCCCGAAACTACGGGGATTAAATATAAATCTGTAGAGCTAAGATCAACCACTAAATCACTTTCTTCTTCTAAAACTTTTGATCCATCTATTATCTCGAATCCTATTCCTTTTTCATGGCAATCTAAGAAATACCTTCTAATGCTAGGAAAATTTGCTTCTAGTAGTTTAATGGCTTCGTGTACCGAACTAACATCGGCGAGTATACTATCTACATATAAATGCTTAAGCTCGCCTTGTAGATGTATTTTACGTTTCATATCTATATACTCCTGTTAGAAATTTAGCCCAGTATGGGTATAAATTTTCTTTTGTTGATAATCTGTTCTCAGCATGGTGAAAAATAATATCATTACCTAGATATACTGCGCAGTGGTTGGCAACGTCAGAATATACTGAGAATATAAAAACATCATTTTCCTGAGCTTCATTAAGAGGAACTTCTATTCCTCCCCAGTTTTTTATTACTTCAGGGCTAAAGTAGTCTATTTTTTCATCTTTTTCCCACCAGTTAGCCTCAAATAGAATTCTTGGCTTTAACTCTATATTAACAGATCTTAGATAATCTCTCATTGCTTCAAAACAATCTGTAACTCCAAACTCATAACTTCTACCATATAACTCAGTATTATCGTGTTCGGGTGTTAATACAGTTAGATCCATATCAGGATAGCCAAAAATATAATAAGGTATAGATACCGCATTGCAAACTTTTATATCTGTCTCCGATGGAGTTGAGTCTAAGTCTGGGTGGCTATGTACTATTCCTACTATAGTGTACTCCATACTGTATTTCAAATATTGAACAGAGTCCATTTGAAAATCTGTGTTTGTAGTGGCATGGTTTGTACACGGTAACCAATGTAATTGTCCCGTTTTTATACCTAAAAGTCCACAACCCTCTTTAGGGTACTCTTCTCTAAAGTGGGTTTCTATATCTATTAAATGGTTAGCTAAATTTTGCACTGCCTGGGAACGCTCCAAAAGGTAATTTTACAGTAGTATTTCTGCGAGCAGATACTACTCCGTTTGCTGTTGCAGAAGCCTGAAATCTGGCTTTGCAGGATTTTAAAGTTTTTCCACAATAATCTTCTCTAGACCACCACCTACTATTCGTAGTGGGTATCCTCCCCTCGGCAAGAGATGATTCGTGAGAGGTACTACACCGCCATATATTATTTCCGTATCTAACATAGTCACCAGCATTATATGATTGTTCATCCTCCCATAGGGTCCAGGTTCTTATAATCTGCCAAAAGCCTCTATTGTCGTCTGGAGTGCCTCCGACGGCCAAAGTCTCAGCCCTGTAGTAATCCCCATTGAACGTTACAATACTATCAATAGCATAGGTTGTGTTTGCCGAAAAGGCACTAACTGATGTAAGTGCAGCTAATTCTATTAAAGGCTCATCATAGACATTAAGAAAAATAGGAATGGAACCTGCAGCTCCTATCTTCTCGTTATTAGCAGGCCAGTAACAGCCTCCTACCCTATCTAGAGCGTGGCCTTGATAAATCCAAGGACAGAATTTTCCTATAATCACTCTTGCAGGTATTTGTATATTCTCTAAGTCATATGGTGCTGCTAGTTCAAATTGTATTTCTGTATTTGTTTCCTCTTTTACCCTATCTATATAGTAGCTTTGTATAGGAAATTCCACATTTGAAGTAGAGGGCTGCCCTATCAAATATTTTTCCAAAGTTTGTCTTTTAACTAGTTTTAAACCTACTAGGTCTCTAAACCTTAGATATTTGCCGGTAGCACTTTCTATTGTAGATGTAAATACCTGTTCTACATTTGCTATAGTTATAGTGGGTCTTGAAGAGGCACCATCACTTGCAATATTAAGTCCTTCCATTTTAACTGGTATAGGAGTATAAATATTTACTTTGTTAGGATTTCGTGCATTATAAAATTGTAATTCTCGTAACGAATAGTCAACTCCAGCATGAAAGCAGAAAGGATCGTCGTTATCACTATTAGAAAGGTAAAGCTCGTAAAGTTCAACAATACCTGTATTTACTTCAGTACCTTGTACATCTGTTGCTATGATGTTTGTCATTTTGTCTTATCCTAGTCCTGTGTTTGTCGGGGTTGATACTGTAAATCCGGCCGCCTGACTTGTGTCGGTGGTGGGAGTAGACGCTGGTGTACTTGAGTCGTCTACTGTACTTAATTCGTTTTGCCTAAAATTTACTACAAACTGTACCGTATTAGCAGCACCGTAAGAAGCACTATCTATTGTAAGCACGTCCGATACTTTGGCGCTTCTAGCCTCAGATATTGTTGGATTCATTGTAAATCTATAACTTAAGTGTGGAAGCTGAGAGGGGAAGGCAAGGTTCGAAGCAGGAGGAGTATATAGAGATTTAGTATTTGCACTAGCCTGCCTAGTAACTTCAGTATCACTAACATTAGCACTGGTAGATACTATTCTAAAGTCATTACCCTGAGAAAGAGTACTGTTGATCCCCGCGTCTGGATCGGAATCCCAAGGTACACCCAATTGGCGTGCTATTTCGCTAGTGGGTAATGTTAAGTAGTCATAGATTGCTTTTGCGACTAAGGTCCCGTTATTCAATAGCCATATATCTAGTTGTATATATCCTGCCTCTGATACATTAGTGCTAATATTAAAGGTTATGGGCGTGGATACAGTACGTCTTTCTACTTTGGCCTCTGCACTTAATATGTAGTTCCAATCAGTAGCGCCATCTTGACTAGTAGGTATATCTAAAGGAGTGTTAAGATCGCTTATATGATATAACTTTATTAAACCTCCGAAAGACTCTAGCCCGCCGGCTGTACTGCTTTCATAATTATATTTAATTTTAGGGTTTAAATTAAGAGCAACTTTTTTATTTATGCCTAATGAGCCGGCAACTTCAGTGAAATTATTAGGAACGCTATTTGAAGAAGTTCTTGATATAAACCAGTCAGTAGCTGTTCCGCTGACAGCTGTTGCAAGAAGATAGCTTTGACCATCGGCGATGGCTTGAGCAGTTATAATATTGCCAAATGTTGTTTCCGAAAATTTAAAAGTTAGTCCTACCGAACCCCCCACTCCTGGGGCGACTGTAGTAGTATCTGCGGCCAAATAAAAAGGGAACGGTGGAAATGTAATAGTTCCTGGCGATACAGTGGCAAGCTGTTTAAGATCAAAAGATTTCATTGCAAAAGTACCTGAAGCAAGAGTGTTAGGTGTGCTAATATATACTTTAATTGTTACATCTTCTGGTATAGGATTTTTTACAGTAACAGTCCCTGCAGTTACATTCCCGCCCGGAGCTAAAGTAATCGTTCCACGGTTTGTCGCAGTCGGAAATCCAGGTTCTAGAAAATCAGCTATATCAAGATCTCCCTCTCCGATATAGTAATAAATCTCAGTTTCATCAGTTACTGTCATCTCTCTAAAGCTAGTATAATTACCTATTCCTGCATCACTATAAACAGGGTACAATACATCACCAGCCTCTGGAGACTTATTTGGGTTGGAAGAGTTGTACATAGTAAAGTTTACATAAAACAGCTTAGGGGCTGGAGGCGCAACTATTCCACCTTCAAGTTCCCTAATAGTTACCTGCTGAGTTGCAAGAATAGTGTTTATATTGTAGTCTCTTAAATTTACAGTAAATGCTTCATCACTTGTATCAATATCATCAACTAATGAAGGCCCTTCTATGAGTGCATATCCGGCTCCGTCTGTTGTTATCTCTCCTGCTATAGTACCGGTATAGTCGGGGCTAGTTGCTGTGCCTGGCGTGATGTCCCACTTAAATAACGTATTATATTGGTTACTTGTTAAATCTATCTCTACCGTAGAACCTTCAAATAATGCATCAGTTGTGTTTTCTACTATGTTTCTCAACTCTAGAGTATACGTAGGAGTAACAAAATCAGAGCCCTTAAGTATTCTAGTTAATATTCCCGAATACTCGAGCTGGCTAGCTATATCTTTTATGGATACGTTATGGATTTCCGTATACTGTGTATTATTGGGAGCACTCGCTACTACACTTAATGTTACATCAGAAGATAGAGAGGTGTAAGACCCTATCGCACTTACCGGAGTAGAAGAAGAGGTAGCATCTGTACTTGAAGATACATCTTCATCAAATTTTATTTGATAGTTGCTCGCATCAAAACTATCTGGATTATTTATCCAAAAAGACTGGAAGGCTCCGTCTAACAATACGCGTCCGTCACTTTTAAATGTAATATCAATTTGCTGCGGGGAATTGCCTTGTTTTGTTGTTTCAAAAGTAGGAACAACAGGTAATAATTCAAATATAGACACAGTTACACTGGCTGTAGGGTAGTCTGATAGTGAAAATACCAATTCAGTAGGAAGAGACCCTTGATAGTTTTGTTCAAGAGTTAATACTATGCTTGCAGTGCCATCAAAAACCTGAAAAGTTTCAAAATCAGTAGTAAAATCACTAACTGATACGCCCGCTACCTGGAAAGCCACTTCGGACCCGTTAGGTACATTAATAGTATTAATAGTAAATGTTATTTCTTGTCCAGGATACGCCTCAGAAGTCGAGGATAATACTGTATACTGGCCTTGTGTAAATTCTGTTAAATTCTGGTATATTATATCATCATTAAACTCTGTAGTAACTACTTTAATAAAAGAACAAGTCAATGTTGCTATAGCTTTATTAATATAGGTTACATTATAGTTTTCACATACAACCGGAACACTACGAGCTCCATCAACACTGGATGAGTCTTTTACATGTAGTAGAAAAGATTCGACCCCATTTTTAGAATCAAAAAAATCGATCAAATCCGTAATTTCATCGTAAGATCTATTTGAAAAAGAGGCTGAGAAGGTCTCTTCTATAATATTTATACCGTCGGGGGTTCTTTCTTCGTAGGTACCACCTAAATTAATAGACCTTACTCGCTGTTTTATAGACGAAGAAATACCACGATCATATCTAATATATCGTTCTGAAGCTAATCCTATATTAATGCCTAGTTCTTGTGACATTTAAGTTATGTTATCCTGTTTCTACATACGCCGTAGTTACAAATCCATCAGTAACGTAGGGCTGTATATCTATAAATAGAGGTAGTTCAAATACCTCTTTTAGTTGTGCTGTTATAGTACCTAGTTCTGGAGAAGTCCACTCTACCTCATAATTTTCACATATGCAAGATATAGTTTTCTCACTTTCTACAGATACAGGAACTCTATAAGGAAACGGGTATGTACCTTTGTATAGCTGAAAAAACCTAAAAATAGCATCTATTTCTTCTTTAGGCCTATTTTCAAATTTTAAAATAATAGTTTCCTGCCGATTTAACAGAGACTTTTTCCATTTTTGAGTATACCCATCTCCAAATTTAGAGTTAAGAACATTAAAAGATGCCGACCTAGTGTAAGATCTATCTGGGCAGACATATCTAGGCTTAGTAACAGTTCTAATATTAAATCCAACTGGCATTATTTAATACTCTTAATCATTATCTATCTCAGCTATTGTTTCTGTTATTCCAAAGCTCGAAAAGAACTTTTACTTTCTCTTTTATTTGCTCAATATCAGCGTGCATTTTCGCCAGTACAATTACTAGCGTAACGAAAGCGACCGCTATAGGCCAGCCCGTATTTACAACTTCTAAAGCGCTCACACTTTTCTCCATACACTTTACGTGCCTCTCTACTTAGTAAAGAACAAGTCCTATTATTATACCAAAGAAAAAACCTAGTACACATAAAAAAATATACTGCTGTAATCCTTTTCTACTGATTTTTCTCATATTAACTTTTTACTCTTTTAAACTTGGCATCACAGCCAGAATGATAATCACTAATGTAAATTACTGAAAATTCTTGACAAATGACAGGTATCTGATAAAAGGGTTCGTCTCTTACTACATAGGGAAAAGATTTTACTCCTTCTGTTCTTTCAAAAAATCTTACTATTTTTTCTATAACTTCTGGGCTTCTGTTTATAAAAGAAACGGAGTACTCTTCATTTCTAGTAAATACTCCGTCTTTAATTCTGCTTTGATATCCATCTCCAAAATTTACTGATAATATCTGTGGTGTAATTATTTTTTTAAAATTTCTATCAGGACATATTATGTCTACTCTTCTCAAGTTTATACTAGGGCTTGCAGACGCGACCATTGGAACTACAGGTACAGATTCTACACCTTGATTATCTATAGGGGTTAACCTAGTTACTCCTAATGTAAATTCATTTGATGAAGTAACTAAAAAAGTTCCGTCATTTTGACTCTCAAAACTATTTACAATAGTTACTATTTCTCCCAGTTCAAATACAGATAAATTTGTAGTTATTGAATCTATAGTTCCATCATTTGTCCCGCTTATTCTAGTAAAAGAAATATCGTCTGCAATTATAATAAACCCTATATCAAATCCTACTGACATTATGCAGCTCCGTATGGGCTAAGTATCCCTCCAGAGCGCTTTTGATTTTGAAGTTCCTCTTGTACTGCCTTAGCTATTATATTTCCTAGTTTAACAGCGTCTCTACCAGACTCTTCCTGCGTTGAGGAAGTAGAGGTTCTGCCCCCTTCTCCCATACTAACATTAACTGTAACATTATTATTCTGGTTTGACCCTATTCTTTTATCTTTTAACTCTACAGGGACTCTCTTCCCATCGGGCATAGGAATAACAGCTTCATTATACCTACCTTCTCCTATTAGTGCATAGGTCGGCTTATCTACTACACCTCCATTAGCTAAGGGCACCGGCGCTGCTCCTCCTGTGAATATTGAACCTATTACTGCAAAAACAGTGCTAAGTATACTTCCTCCACCAGATGCTACTCCTGTAAGACTAGCTAAAAAGCTTTTCAAGAAACTTGCTAGACCTGTCCCGAACCCTTTCAAGAATCCAGCAAGATCACTTCCTAATCCTTTTGCACCTTCAAAAAACTTAGAAAAAGAAGTTTTAATCGTTTCTGTAAAAGTTGTCTCTTCGTTTAGTACTTTCTTTACTTCGTTAGTAGCGGTTTCTAAAGGCTTTGCCGCTGCTTCTCCTACATCTTGGGCAGTTTTTACAGGGTTCGCCGGAGACGGATTAAGTATCTCAGACATGTTACTGTCGTTTGCCTTATCACAGGCACAAGAAGCACAAGCAGCTCTAATAGTCTCCGCAAGTGCGGCTGCTCCGTTTGTAAAGGCGTCTTTAAGTGTTGTGGCCATATTAGTACTAGTTGTATCGAGTTGTGTGTCAAGTATTTTTGCACCCTTTCTATGGCCTTCTGCAACTTTATCTGTTAAAGTCATTCCACGAAAAATTTTAGACCCCAAATTACTACGGGCTATCATATCTATCATCGAATCGGCCATAATCTCCGAAAATTTACCCGCTAAAGTTTCAAATACAGATTTTGTTAAGTTTAATAAACTATCTCTGAAGCTGCTTTCGGCTCCTGTTAATAAATCATTTATAGCCTGTTGTAGCCCTGATTCAAAACCGTTAGCAATGGCTAGTCTATACTGCTCCATTGCTTCAGTAGAACGCATTAAAATATCAAGTTCAGCCTGCTTCTGCTCTCTTGTAGCTGTGGCGATCGCTAAGGTTCTCTTTGAATTCTCGACATTCGAGACAGTATTCTCGTCTATAGCGTTACGCAGCTCTAGCTCTTTTTCTTTACTTTGTCTAATCTCTAACTCTAATAGTCTTTGTTGATTTATTATCTGTTGACGACGTGATTGCCCTGCAGTAAGACCCGCCTCAAGTATTTTCTGTCGGGTTAGTAGTTTTATTTTTTTAATACTTTGTGCGTTATTAAGATCTGCAAGATCGTTTTGGCGCTCCAATCTTTCTTTCGTTAGAGGTAGAAGACTCAGTTCCGCTAGTCTCAGAACATTAGCAGCTCTTAGTTTATCAACGAGCTCCTGCTGTGTGTCAGATAACACCCTAAGCTCACCGTTTTCATCCACGGTTGTTTCTAGTATCTTTTGCCTATTAGTTTCTATGATAGCAGTTAGATCGCTTTCTTTCTTTGCTTCGGCAGCAAGCTGCTTTTGTAGTCCTGTTAAGCTTTGAGTAGTAATTAAAAACCCTGCCTGTCGTTGAGTCTTAGCTATATCTGCAGCCGTATCTATTTTTCTAATTTCGTTATTTAGTTCTTGAAGTGCCAAAGCATCTCTAGCAAGATTATTTTTATCCTCTAGTAGTTGTATTTCAATCCCTAAATTTTTTATTTTCTGCAATTCCTCTGGTGACAATTTCAAGGTATTAATCCGGGCTGTTTCCTCTAACGTAGCAATATCTTTTTCTAGCTTTAATTTCTTTTGGTCGTTTTCAAATATTTTAAGCTCTGTATTGAGTCTGGACTTTGTAATACCATCTGCATTTCGTAAATTTGCTGTAATTTGTTGTCGTTTATTTAATAACTCTGTAGCCTGTTTTCCCTCAAAAGATATTATGCTTGTTACTAGGTCTCTCTCTTCTATTAACCTAGCTTTTCTGTCCTGTATCCCTTTTATTCTTGGATCATTTGTATTAAGATTGTTTTGATCTGCTTCCAGTTTCTGTATAGCTGTATCAAGGTTGTTAAGAGCTGTTAAATATTTCTGTGCCTCAGAAACAGGCATTATCTTATTAACTAAAGTAGTTCCGCTTTTTGTTACGTCTGTAATAGCTTTATCATAAGCTGCCACGCCTTTACTTACTTCAACAAATAGCTCTCTAGCTTGAAGCAATTCTTCAATCTGACCCTTATCAATAACTTTCGCGGCTCTTAGTGCCTGGAGCTTGTTAAAATACTCGTTAGCTGATCTAGAATTCTTAATTAAGGATTCATCTTGAGCATTAAATGAATCTATTTGAATATCTAAAAACTCTTTGAATTTTCCGAATTTTTCTGGGTTCATTTCTGCTAAAAGAGCTATAGTACTACCTGTAGTTTTCTTTTGAGCTTCTGCTATTTCTTCAGTAAGTTCTTGGATTCTTTCAAGATCAACTGCAGCTCCATAATCAAAGGCCGACCTGTCCTCTATGAACGAAAGTGAGCGCCGGCCCTGCACCCTATCCCGAGCCCTCTCTAATCTTTTTACCTCATCCTCCGCCTTCTCTCTGGCTGCTGTAAGATCATCAGAGGATTCGCTAAGAGCCTTACCAAAATTTTTGAAAGCTGAATTGGAAAGTGAGTTTGCTAGGTTTCCGAAAGCTGCATAGGTAGAAATTATGTTTCCTCCCTCTTCAGATAAAATTTTCTGGATAGCTGAAAAGTTCTTATAGTCTTCTACTAGTCTTGCGACTCTATCTCTTTGTACTGCAAATACATCGTTAGATTCCTTAGCGACTTCCTCTGTCTTTCTAAATCCTTGTATAACTTCATACAAAGTATAAATTATGCCTATCCAACCAATAGCTGAAAAGGCAATGCTTACAGCGCGAGCCGCAATTGCAGCACCCGCTTTTATACTAGCAAATACGCCCTTAAATACGACTTCAGTTCGTTTAATACCAATCTGCATTTTTTTAGTGGCTATTTCCCATCTACTCGATACTTTGCCCGCAGCTATATCATTAGCAGCTATTATATCGTCCATTGCAGATATGAAGTCACGACGTATTTTAAGGCTCATTTTTTTATAAGCGCCTTCTCCAGCCATAGCGCCTTTTTTCATCTTTAGTGCAACTTCGTTAGTAATTTTGTCTACGTCGCCTGTGAGCTTACGTAAGGGGCCTCTTTTTCCGCCACCAGCATTAGCAGCTTTCAGAATATCAGCAGCATCTCCGGCCGCTGCCGATTTAAGACCGCCTGCACCTTTTGTTCCTAGCAATTCAAAGTTCGAAGCGGATTTTTTATATCTTTCTAACTCGTCAGAAGCTTTTGTAAAGGATGCCTCTGCTAGCTTTGCTACTTCTTTAGTCTTCTCTCCCATGTTCTGGAGGCCGGGAATGGCGGCCTTTAAGGGCCCTGATACCAATAATAAAATAGCAGCTCCTGCTAATTCTGGTGTTTTTATTAAAACATCTGCAAAAGGTCCAGCAACAGCCGCTGCCACACCTTTAATTTGTATTAAGATATCATCGAAGGCTTTACCTAATTTATTAAATTTATTTGGAGCAACCGCTGTAATTTTAAGTATTCGTCCAAACTTGTTTTCGGCTTGGTCCAATACTTCGTTTGCTACTGCCTGAGATCTTTGGAAAGCATTTAATTCTACTTCACCCAACCCCAGCTGAGTCTTATAATTCTCCATGGCGGTATCTAATCTTAGAATAATACCTAATTCATCTAGTAATTCTGGCTCTGCTTTTGTAACACCTCGAACAAGACGATTAAAAGAGTCAGTAACATCTCTACCTAGAATTACTGAAGTAGACTTTGCAGCCGCTCCAAGTCGGGTTAGTACATCGGCACTAAGACCTGCAGCAACACCTATAGATGCTGCGCTTGCAGCATCTTGAAAAGCGATTTGAGCATCAGTTGCTTGAATGATGTCCTCTGTGAGGGTGCGCATGGCAATACCGGTAGCACCTGCATAGGCAACCTGTCCGGCTTGCAGAGTTTCGAGATTTCCTGCGTCTTTTAAGAATTGAAAGACAGCAGATACAGCAAATAAAGAAGCGGCCAGGGTTGCATAAGCAGGAACGAGACCCCCCGAGATCCCCTGGGACATTTTTGAAAAATTCTTAGTAGCATTTGAAGAAGCCTGTGCTGCTCCTTTAAGGCGCCTATCAGTATTTTGTACTTGATTACCTGCAGCTGCAGCTGCTTCTCCTAATTGTTTCTGGGAAAGTGCTACTTTTTTGGTAGTGCCTTTATCATCAATTACTACATCAATATATACCTTATTTCTTTTAGCCATTATCCAGATACATTATGGGCAAAATTTGTTCCATTGCCTCCTGCCGCTCGACTTTTTCGTTCTTCGGCCTTTCTAGTTTGTTCTGCCTTTTCAGACATATATCGCACTTTTATGTTTTCATAAACCTTAGAAAAATATATTACGTCTTTACGATAGGGCACTTCATAAATATCTAGTAAAAGATTAACAGATGCCCACTCTTTTCCTAGATAGCTCCCTGACATTCCTTCCCACCGATCAGGCAGCAGATCGTATATTACGATCGCAGTCTGTACCTCTTCAGGAAATTTATCTAAAGTAATTGGCAGCTTTTCCGGATCGGGTTCTTGTCCTAGTTTTTCACATATAGCATAATACTTTTCTATATCTATTGTACTATCTGCTTCTCTCGTATAACGCTCAAGTAACGATATTATTTTCGTTACTTGTTCCCCGTAAAATTTTCTAAATCACCGACAGTTTCTGTAACCCATGTATCAAATGTACCTGAGTTTTTCATTAGCAATTGTGCATTTTCTTGTGTAAAAGGGAGTTCACTATTCTCATCTTGAGAAGATACATCTACTAGGATGAGCTCTTCTAGATAATCTAGTTTGAAGCCTTTCCACCCTTTAATTACCGCACTAACATATTCTTCTAAGAATTTATCATCATCTAGGATTTCTTCGGGCTGACGAGTGCGTTTGTCAAATTTAGTTGTTAGACATTTTTTTCTAAGTTTTAATAATTCTTCTCGTGCTAAATAGCACAGATCTACTTCCATCCCAGGACATCCTGGAAAAGAAATAGACACAGTTTTGCTAGGAGTCATTAAGCTAGCAAGTGAAATAGGTTTATCTGTCATTAAGTATTTTCCTTGTATATGTAGAAAAGAAATTGATTTTTCTTACCACATAGTATAAAGTATGGCAACATAAAAGTCAAGAAAAATTTTTGGGGTGGGGATAAATAAAAGGGGCTGAGCGCCCCTTTTATTATTTAAAAATACCTATTTAAATTTTATGCAGTACCTAAATATGTAACCGTTGCTTCATCCGCTCCGTCTAAGCTGCTAGGCAAAGCGTGGAAGGACGTCTCTACTGAAATAACATCTTCAATACTATGACTAGGCACTTCTAAGTGACAGCGAGGCATAGTAACAGAACATGCAGGAGCACTAGCTCCTCCTATTCCAAATGTAAGAGCCATTTCATTGGTAACAATAGTGTTGGCAGATAGTACATCTTGGAAAAGTTGAGCACTTGAGTCACCTTCAGCGTCAAGGTAACAAGTGAAACTTCCACTAACAGATCTGGAACCTGTAATATGACCTAAAGGTTGGTTAACACTACAAAGAGTTTCTGGAGTTAAGAAGGTTAGGTTATTCTCGATCGATAAACTTCCTCCAGTCAGTACCACGGAATATGTAGTACTACCACCACCTAAATCTCCCACAACAGAAAGACTAGTCAGTCTGTTTCTAATAAAGTTAGCAGTGCTGTCAATACCTGTAGTTACAAGATTATTTGAACCGCCTCCAGTAACATCAGGCCAGCCTCCTGATCCTTCTGCAACATCTGTAAGATCCTCTACCAAAGAGCCGAACCCAGACCAAGTAATTTGAGCGATCCCATCGATATCAAAATCAATAGCAGCAGAGTTAATAACACTATTGCTAATTTTATATACTGTCTGACCTTGGGCTTCACTAAAGCTAGCAGCCGTAGGATCTGTACCACATGCTCCAAGAACCATCCACAGTGTAAAAGTATTAAGTGTTGTTTTGTTAGAATTAGTAAAGTCAAAAACAGTAGTGTTTGCAGTACTCTTATCAACACCTAAAGTAAAGAGGCCCGTGGTATCATCGTAGGCTTGGCCTGTAGCAATCATGTTCGCCCACAGAGCTTCTTCAATGCAACCAAGACCGGCTGCGCCATCAGCTCCTCCGTTAGGACGAATATAAGTAGTAAAACTCCACTCAGCAGGAGCGTAAGAGTCGGTAAACATTTGTCTAGCTCGTCTTGATACTCCTGCACTGTTTGCAGCTTCGTTAAGAGTAATTTCTGATGCATTTGTTGCCTGTGAAAATGAGAATCCGTCAAGAATTGGCAGCTCCCACACATCGGCGCCCATTTGCAGATAGGCTTTAGTATTTCTACTAAATTGTAATATTGATGCCATAGTTGTAATCTCCTATGAAACTTGAAAAGGCCTGAACGTGAATATTTATTCGTGTCAGCATTTTCTAATAACGAACCTCAACTAATATTTCTCCTACTCCGTAAGGTTCTAATACTCCTTCATCAGTATCTATACTAATGAGCGAGATTTGGTGCGTGTATTGTCTAGAGCCTAGTTTATCAAGATATTCTAATCTAGAGTTTAGTTCTAATACTGTTTCAGTGTCTTCTAAAAGTTTATCCAACGCTTCAATAGCGTCTTCTTCTTTTACATAACATCTAATAACAACCGATAAGAATCTATCTCTATATCCTCCTCCTTGATACTCTCTTCTCTCTGAACCCGCATTTAGATGTATCGCTGGAAAGTCATCAATCTCATCCCAGAATTTTAATCTCGGACTTACATTATTATACACATTTGTATAAAACTCTCCTGTACCGTCTATAGTCTTTAAGGCTTCTACAAGTGCGTCTACAATAGACTGTCTTCTAGTAGCGTACTCTCTTGGATACGCCATTATACTCTCCTAGTATAGAATCTGCCTATAGCGAATTGTGCAGCAATTTCGCGTATAGATAAATCAATAAGTTTTCTAGGATCTCTATCAGGATCTCTTTCGAATACCTCATAAGGATTCCTTCTATATGTATATCCTATACTTGGAAAACCTCGAGCTGTTTGAGTAACATCAGTAACATTGACACTACTTGCGAATCTGCCTGTAACATAATTCAATCTAGGGTCTCCCATATTGTTCGCAACTACTCTAGGTAGTTGTTGATTCAATATACCTAATAACTCTAAAGGAGCACTAGATGCTCCTTTGCCTCGACCTGGACCAGAGGGGCTACGGGCTTTAACTTTTTTATTCCTCTTCATTTTAGTTTTTGGTCCTCGCATATTTTGTGTTTTGGACTTTGCTTTTGTTTTTCTCCCAGGAGCATATTTTTTAGTAGGGTCTATTAGCTGAAGACTCTGAGCTGTTATATCCTCTATCATAGAAGGAGACCCTTTAATGTTAGCTATATTACTACTAAATCCTTCATGTGAAGCTAAATCAAAAGATGCGTCAGTAATTACTTTCCTAAATAACTCTCCTACTTTACCTGATAAGCGTCCTTTATATTGATTAAGGTCTTTGGGTTCAAACTCTAGCTCTAAACTACCTGAGATGCCTGAGAGTAATTTTACATCTTTTGTATACTCAGCTTTAACCTCATAACCCTTGGACACGCTCATTTCTAGCTGATCCAATAAGTCGTCAAAACTCATTTCACCTACTTCTGTAATGCGATCTATATTTTGTGCAAGAATAAATAAAGCTTTGATAGATTGTCTTCTAGGATCTTTAGTATCCATTGATGCAAGTACGGAAGAAAGAGACGCTCTAAGTACGCTGATATTCTTATGTCCCAACTCTTGACCTTCTGCAAGCTCGGGAAAAAGCTTTTTTAAGGTGTAAGCTTGTTGTTTAAAATTAGCTCGTCCAAAGTCTTTATGAGACCTATTATTTACTGCAGCTGCCGTCCTTAGAGCACTTCTAGCTTGATACGTTTGACCTTCAAAATTAAAAGTAGAATTTTCGTTAGAGTGTGCCTTTCGAGCCGCTCTAGTAAACTCCTCAAATCTTTTTATGTACTCTCCCTGCATTTGAAATTTTTGTCTAATATCTATATTTTTGTCTATAGCTCGCCGCCACAACTTTGCTTTAACATACTGCCCTTGGATCATATCTTGTATTAGCTGATCTATATTTTTTACAGGTCTAGCCATGGTTAAAAATTCTTATATAAGTCTAGGACTCTTTTTATATGATCAGGAAAAGCAGGGCCTCCACTAGAGCCACTAGGCTTAGCATTTTCAATACTAGCCCCTTGTAAAGTCTGTCTTTGTTTATGCTCATCTTTCAAATAATAAGTAATCAAGTCTGCTACAGCTAATAAGAGATCTGCAGGTGTTGTTGCATATCCTGCAGTGTAAGTAACAGTAACAGCTCCTGGACCTGTCGGCCAGAACCTGTGTGTGCGTGCTATTCTTAAAACACTATCTGTTTTATTATCTAAATAATAGTCTTCTACAGGCACTGTTTTATATTCTTCTGTAGGCCTGCGTCTTTCCTGTATTTCAATTATTGTATTTACAGGGCTCTCTGTTAACTGAAGAATGTCAGACTCCCAACTTAAGGAAAAAGCTTCGACTTTATTAGTCGTGTAAAAATCAATAAGCGAATTTCCACAGTAAGTTTTTACTAATTGACTTACAGAGGGAATAAAAACCTCAAGTTTTACATCTTCTTTAGTCGATGTAATTCCTTCAATTTCTTTATATTTATCTATAGTAATTAAATCAGTCATATTAAGTCAATTAGTAAAAACTTGGGGGGACATTGCTGTCCCCCGAAGTAAAAAGTTAATTTTTATGCTAAGGCATTGTATACTGCGTGAGTAGCAGCAGACTTACCACCAGCACCAGCAAAGAGCTCATCAAAGCCCATATGCTGAGTAGCAACTAATACGCGGCGTTGTGCAGCTACTTCGTAGTCCTGCTCAACAGTAATTCCACGGAGACGAGGAATAATGAAGTTTGAAGTGTTAACACACAAAGCTCCACCAAATCCATCTTCAGCGTCAGCAGGCATATTGTCCGTAAGAACTACAGGAGAACCGTATACACGACCAACCTGACCAGTCAAACGTACTGCCATATCTGAACCAACTTCATCAACAGTCTGGAAGTCGGGATCTTCTAAAAGGTCATAGTACTTATCTTGTGATACGATAAATACAACGTCCTGTGGGTTAAGGCCGTATACGCCCATATTACGACGACACTTAACAAGTACATCAGCACTAAACGTAAGGTTAGCAGCAACCTGAGCTCCCCATTCAGCACCAGCAGTTGCATGGCCAATCAAACCTGTAATATTTGCAGAGTTACCATTAATAATAGCAGCATCAACAGCTCGGGCATGTGAACGTGCAATACCAGCAGTCAGCATAGGCATGATATTAATCAAAACTTTCTCATCGATGTAGTTATCGAGGAAAGAAGTTGAAATAAGACGATCAACCTGTACAACCTTCTGGCCAACATCATAAGTATTGTCAGAATTGCCACGGTTAGCAATATCACTACCAGTACCATCGTTAGCACTGTCGCGTGCATTTGCCCACTTAGCCAGATTGGTATCAGACTGCAGAGGCAATACAGTAGATTGACTCTCTACTGGCATTTCTTTAAATAAAGCTGCGGTGCGAAGCTCTAATTGAATTTCTTTCTCAATTTCGCGAGATACTACAACGTCGATACCGGGATCGTTTTGACCCCCTGTAGCCGTGTAAGTAACACCAGCTTTTTCGAAAACAGACTTAGCATAGTCAGTGTTCCAACCTTTACCAGTAATTACACCAGCAAGATGCGCGTGCATAAGTTCTTTAGCATGCTTTTCAAGTGACTGTTCAGAACCACGATCAGCGAAAAGCCCTTTAGACATGCGCATTTTAGTGATTTCTTCTTCTTTTTCGGTAAGTTCTTTTTGGAACTTAGCAATAACTTCAGCCTGGTCAGCATTAGATGCAGACATCTTCTCTTCGAAATCAGCCATCAACTTTTCAGTTCCTGATTGAACACCAGTAACAATAGCAGACTTGACTTCAGCTTCCTGAGCGGCTTTTTCTTCAGCTTCCTGAGAGGCTTTTTCTTGTTGTTCGAGTGCTGCTTTTTCATCTGCAGCTTTGACTTCGGCTTGCTTCATTGCGATTTTGGCAGCGGTTTCTTCCGCTACCTTTTTAGCAAAAGCTTCTAAGTCAATTTCTGAATTTTTAACATCAGACATTTCTATCTCCTTTTGTGCGCTTTGCGCGGTTTCCGGTGTGTCACTAGCTACGCTAGAAGTATTGACTTCGTCTTTAGCCAGAGACTGACCGGCTAGATCCACACTATTTTTTAAAAAAGTTTTTTTAAAATCTTCGTACTCAGCTTCTGAGTCGAAAGATTTAGCTAGCGAAAAAGTAGCTGCCTGATTGCAAGGTACAGATACAACTGATACCTCGAACAACTCAGCGTCCTTAATCTTTAATCCATCAGTTTCCTCTAAGTAATCCGCATCCTTGACCCGGAAACCAACAGAAAAAGCTCCAAGAATGCCTTCTTTAATCAACGTACCTACACTATCAGGAGCAGACTTACTTATCTTCGCTTTAAGTTCCAAACCATTGTCTGTAACTTTAAGCCCAGTAGCTCGTCCGATCGGTTTATTGTAGTCGTGATTAAATAAAATTATAGGGTTCTTTTCAAAATTAGCAAGGCCTCCCTTTGTCCAGGCCTCCACGTCAATTATGTCATTTGCACGATCAGCATCATTAGTGCTTGCCATTCCGCAAATGTGAATCCCATCATCATCTTCATTTAACGCTTTAAATGTAGATGTAAAACTAAAAATTTTATTCATCGTTTTTAACATCCTCCTTCTTAGCAGCGAACCGCTTAGGAGCAGGTTTTGTTACCGGCTTCCTTGGTGCTGATTTAGGCGCTGCTTCAGGCTCTACCTTAGGTTCTGCCTTAGGCTGAATTACAGGCTTTGCATGAGCTTTTGCAGCGTCATCATATACTGTAGGGAACTTCCTGATCAGGGCTGTTAATACCCTAGCCCATCTACCGTTAAATACACGGCCAAGCTCCCTTTTAGTAATAGGATTGGTAGGCTTTAACTTAATATACTCTTCATAAGATATCGGAGCTTTTACTCCGAATTGTACAATATGATCTCGTAGCTTAGTTAAAGTTGCAACGGTCTGTCGTCTAGTTGCCATATCTTAATCTTCCTCTTGTTCTACAGGTCTTCCGCCTTCTGACGGATCTACTGCGCTTCCAGCAATATTTGCGGGTACTCTTAGTTCATCATACCCTTCAACTGGATCAAACCCTAAATGATTTCGTGCTTCGTTAGGAGAAATAACCCCAGCATTTACTAGGGAAGTATAATACTGAGATTGGTCTCTAAGCTCCGGTTGTAGTGCAGGTATATTAGTAGCATCTTCTACTATCTCAAACCCAAAAAACCTTTCTAGTGCAAAATTGATTTTTCTTACTACGGGTAGTACGGTTTCTAAATAGTATAACCGCATGTTTGGTCGCAAGTTAGCGTTATTTCCTGAATCCAGCAAAATAGGGGGAACCCCCAATGCTTTAAGAATTATTTTTTCGTTTTCTGCAATAGCTGCTTGAAAATCCAATTCCTTAAAATTAACATTAGACACTGCATCAATCTCTAAACCTCCGTCTAGTATTAAGGGTCTTCTGCCTCCTGCGTCTGGTCTATAGCGCTGCTGCCAAGAAGCTAACATTCTTTCTTTAATTTTCTCTGAAAGAGTGTTGGGGCTTTTTAACACTAAACCTGGTACAGCACCATTTTTAAAAAAGTTATCTTGAAAATCTCTCATAGACTTGGTTAAAACCATAGTCCTGAGCGCGGGCTTAAGTCTAGAGATCCCGCGATATATAGAATAAAAAGAATTATCTTTTATATGTATAATTTCATTTGGCGAGTATCGTACAGTCTCATTAAAAGTATAATGATCTATATAGGTAGTTTCGCTCGCATGTATTATCATCTTGCTTGCTGGGAGATGATAAAGGTGTACGCCATCAAAGTAAATAAAAATATTACCATCTAACAGAAAGTCTGTTACTAAATTTCGTTTGAACGTGCTAATATCCTGATAAAGGTTTGGCTCTTTGTTAAGTAATATATTTAACTTGGCTCTTTTGACGCCTTTATAAGGATTATTGATAGGGAGGGACGGGCCAATCTTGGTCGTAATTTCAGAAACATCATCTACAATCATATTGACGCCCCTATTAACAATTTCTAGTTGCTCATACGCAAGCTCATAAGAATATGTTAATTCACGAGACGATTCTACTTTATGATCATACCATGGCTGGGCAGGATTAAGTTTTTCTTCTGTTTCTACTGTTTCCCGACCAAGAATTTTATTATACCAAGCCATTTTTCTCTCTTTGAATCTCTACCCATCTTTGCTGTTTTTTTGCTGTGTGCAAGGGGGGATTTCTGCCATATATACTATGTAACTTTAAATGATGCTCATGGCAAAGAGTTACAGTATAATCGTATAATTCTTCAATGTGTTCATTAATGAACTCATCTCTAAATTCTCTAATATCTTCTTCAAAATAGCCCATTTCTTTTATCCACTTATGGAACAAAGGGCTTAGACTAAAAAAGTGGTGAAAATCTAACTTAGTGGTAGCATTGCAGATATAGCATTTATTGTCTTTTTCATATCTTGCTTTTGCTTTATCCCGTATATATTTTATCGGGTCTCTTTTTAGCTTCTCCATTTTTTAGAATACCATTTTTTACTTACGAAATTATATCGTGTACCAGATACATTGTCAACTACTATTTTTAAGCAGGTGGTAATTATAATCTTATATTGTTAGTTTTTTATTCTTGACCGCTTTCTTTTATCTAAATTACAGTTTTGTAATTCTTTTTTATTAGTAGTCATTTGATTTGCCCAGTGAAGCTCATTAATAAGACGGTTATACCACTGTATTTCCATGGTACCTTGATTCTTATCCCGCTCTTCTATAAGTTGCTGCACTCTAATTTCTATATAATTCATTTAGAATCCCGTATTGCTAGTCTCAAAAGAGTAAATAGCATACCTTATGGCGTCTGCCATATGAGAAGCTCTATTATGTTTTGGCTTCTCTTTTAATAGATTAGGATTAGGATCCCATTGATATTGGTCCAAAGCAGCTAAAGATTCTTTACATTTTTGAGACACTAATAAGTTATTGTTGTCGACTATACCTGCGACATGAGATATACCATCCAGTATAGATTTTTTTGCATTGATAGTACTAATATCGTAGTTTTGTGCAAAATCAAATCTTGTTTGTTGTGCTGCTGAGTCAATATAAATGTAATCTATATCCCATTTTTGAATTAAAGCTTGAATTTCTATTGCGTGCTGCTCAGTTGTTCTCTCTGCGTCTAAATATTCGTCTACTAAAAAGTACTTTTCTTCATCCCAATCGTATGCAACAACACAGAAAGCAGTAGGGTCTCTATAGCCTACATCAAGTCCTGCAAAAACATCCATTTCTTTTGTCTGAATATCCTCGAGATTAACTGTACAGTTTTCATAATCAAATTTCCATACCTGCCCCTCATAAGTATTGAAGTCAGCTTCGTATTCCTGTTTGAACTCTGCTTCAGACATACTTTTACGAGCTTCGTTAATGTCTGCTTCTGTCATTCTAGGATTATCTTTATAAGTTGCGCGAACAGATGCCCATTCAGAAAAAGCATCCTCATAACCTCTATTAAAAAATTCAGCAAACCAATTGTTTCTACCACGAGGTGTAGATATAAATAATGCCTTAGAGTTATCTTTATCAAGGGTGGGCCGAAGTGCGACATTAAAGGCATCCTTGCCGTCTGCTAACGCTGCTTCGTCAAAAATTATAAGATCGTAACTTCGACCCACACATGAATCAACTTGGTTTACAGAACCCATTCTAATAGTAGAGCCATTAGAGAGCTCTATAACTTTATCTTTTGCATTATCTTTGGTTACTTCTAGGTCAAAGTGTTTAATTAAGTTTCTTTGTAAGTCAAACGATATTTGAGAAAGCGCATAATTTGGAGACATAATTAATATATTTGAATTTGGCACTAAAGATACTAATTGTCCAATAATATTCGCTATGTACGTCTTTCCTTGTCTTCTCGATACCGCTGCACAAACGAACCTATATTTAGGATTATTTATAGCATTAATAATTGCTTTTTGTGAAGGTAGTGCCTCGACTCCTAACATTTCTAGGTAAGGAGCCACAGGTAGCTTAAGAAACCTAGTAGTCTTATCTATATCTACTAAGTTTTCTGCTACTACGTCCTGCCTACTAACTTCTACTGCCATTTTATTTATCTCTCTTTAGTTATGTCTACTAGGTATCCTTCTGCGAAGCAGGAAGCTTCATGATTACCCGATACTGTTTTCATTTGAAGTTGTATATCAGTACCTTCATCATACTTAAAAGGGGCAGTTCTTGTAATTGTAAAACTATCTGCAAAAGACAGCTCACCCACTCTTAAGTTTACTCCAGTACTAGTAGTAATAAAGTTTCGAAAAAATCCTATTTTAGACGTAGGAGCCCCTGAACTTTCTGCAGAAAATGCATTTATTCTTGTTAAGTAAAAAGAACAATTTTTTGGCACTGTATATATAGAGGCTTGATTTTTACCCTCTGTGGGACGAATACTAGCATATATCGTAGTTTCGTTTTTTAATTCTACGCGACCAAGTGCGTTGCCTGACACCGTTATAAGATCATTTACTCTGAAAAAAGGTTGGGGGACAACTACTGGAGTGTCTCCAGTTAGTGCTACTACGGCAGATATTTCTGTATAATTTTCATCAAGTCCTTTAATAAGAATAGAAACAGCAGTATCGCTCGCACTGGTAGAGACAATACTCATAGTTAAAGGTTCTGAAGGAAAAACATAAGGCACTAATTGATCTCCTATAACTACGCCGTCTCCCGTACCCTCCCATACTGCTGTAAAAATAGGCGTAACATTAGGGTGGTACCCAAAAATATTTCGAATAGAAGTACTAGGTACTTTCCCCTTGGCTATATTTAAGGGGTTAGTATCTACCTGTGTAATACCTAAATGTGCTCTCATAAAGTTTCTCTTTTTATTTTATATAGCTATGCTATCACTTATTGACATAATTGTCAATATATATTTTTAACCACCTTTAGGTATACCTAGGTGTTTACCATTTCACCTTATCAGCCCAGTAAGCTGCGCTCATTTTGCCTTTCGCAATATTTTTAGCATGACGAGCCTTAAAAGATCTTCGCCTAGCCGCGTAAGAAGCACTTTCCCCTTTCTTTTTAGGGGAACCACTAACTCCTTGCTGACCAAAGCGTATTGTTTTAACTTTGGTACCTACTTTAGCAACAACTACATGAGACTTTTTAGGGTGTTTTGGAGTTCTTTTTGCTTTATTAAATTTACTTACTCCGGCTCTTTTTAATGCCGGGTGTTTCTTTTTAACGCTTCTTTTTTTTCTTGCCATTTTTCTTTTTCCTTTTTTTAAACCCCGCCTTCATAAAAGAATAAGCTTTAGCCGATATAGTAGATTTCTTTTTAGACCTACTTATACCTTTCTTTTTTCTACGATTTATATTTGCGTACAAACCCCGAGAAGCCATCTATCTTCTCCTTTTTTTAGTTTTACGCTTTTTCTTCTTACTCCAAGGTTTTCCATTATGGTACTTATTAATTAAGCTCATTACTCCTCCTCGTCGCACTCGCATGGGTCACATGCACAGTCCTCGCACTCATCGTGCGCCTCAGTTTCCGACTTTGGTTCCAAAATCGGACTTTTTACAGAAACTTTACTCATAGCTGCTGCTATGGCTTCTTTTTCTGATTTAAAGGAAAGAATTCCACCTTTACCATCTGGTAAAAGCCACCTGTTTCTACGTTTAGTTATGTTTTTCATCTAACTCTCCTATTCACTAATTAGCAGTTCAAAACTGCTAAAGCCTCCAGCACCTGCTGGTAATTCAAAAAAGTCTGTTGCTAAGCCAAATTTAGTTACGCCATATTGATCTTCGAAAAATACTAACTCCTCTCCCGGAGCATAAGTAAAAACAGTAGCGTTTGCCACTCTGGGCTGTGTAGCAATAAAATAATATCCATATCGGTCGTAAGAAGCTGTCAAAGTAACATAGCCAAAATTTAAAGGCGCTATCTCTACGGCGTTGAAATCTATGTTATCAATAGGAATAATAATATCAATACTATTAAAATTATTAACAGGGTTAAAGTATCTATCTAGGCCTGTTATAATCGGCAAGGATTGCCTATCAACAAATACAGCATTATCTTCTATGGTAGATACTACAAGGGGGCTTTCTACATAAACTTCTGCTTCTGCACTGTTATGTGCTACATTAGGTAAGTTTTGTCTTTTATTGTTAGTTATAGATACTTTTTGCTTGTATAAATATATGGCCTCAATATCTGGTTTTTCTACAGGTAAATCTACATAAACTTCTGCTTTCCCTGTAGTATTGGATGATACAAATGAGGGATATGTAAAGTAAGCAGTTCCTATAGAAACCCTTATAGGTCTTTCTTTCAAAGACCATTTATTTCCAGAAAAAGCATCTCCAGGCCAAGGTTGGTCGATAGCTATTTTAACTTGGGGATACATATATACAGTTCCTGGACTAAATGCAGGCACTTTACTTAAGTCGAAATCTATTCTTGGAGATATAGGCGTTGGTTCTGTGGTTTCTACTCCGGCCTGTTGATCTGCACTTAAGAGGTCGTTGGGGGAGTCTTCTGTTTCTTCCCAGCTTCTAAGAACATTTGAATAACTACCAGTAGGTTCCGCCATAGGATCTGTTAGAATATCGACCGTATCCCAGGTGTCCGCCATAGTAATATGAATTTGATTTATATAAGCATTAGATACAAAGCAGTCGGTATCATATGCAAAAGGACTTAACCCCCATAAAAGATAGGTATCTTTGTTTTGGTCATAACTAGTCAACCCCGTATTTTCCGTACAAATTAATTCAAGAGTCGTCTTTAAATACTTATTTCGACAATAAAAATAGTGATCGCCAGTCTGAAAGTCAATTAAATACACTATTCTTGCGGTAGTTTTATCAGTTGTGGTCTCATTAGGAGCAGGGAAAAAATCAGTCAAAGACGCAGTATTTTGATAATCAAAAATAGTCATATTAGTATAAGTATTATTTGTACTATCCTCTCTCGATCTTACATCTGCTGTTTGAGCGCCGTTACTCAAAAGAATAGCACTATACTCTTCTGAGTCCGTTATGCTGTCATAAAATCTACGGCGTAGTTGTGCTCTTGCATCGTGATTCAAGGTTGGAAAACTTTGAGCAGTCTGCCCCAATGCATTAAAGGGTATACCATTATAGGCACTTGAAATTCCAATGACTGCATCAAATATATGAGGATAAGCACCCTCATACGCAGTACCATTAAAACTTTTGTAATAATCAAAAGTTACTCTTAAATATCTTCTTGATATAGCTGCACCATTAATTTTAAACGCTATTCCTTCTCGTTGGGGGTTGAGTTTAGTATTAATAAATCTTGCATACACCCCCGCATCGGGATTTAGTATTCCAAACCCCGTACCTGTAGCAACCCTACTAGTTGCAGTTATTCCCGTAGGAGAGCTTATGTCTTCTAGACCTCCTGCTATGCTTGTAGGTCTGTGTGCTGGTTCAGCAGCAACTTGAACAGATTCGTATACTGCGCTCACGGGCCCGTTTTGATTAGAATAAATTCCTGTCGGAAAGGGTACAGCAAAGGGGGATATTGTTGATGTAATTTCTACGGATTCAAAAGTAGTAGTTGTACCAGAAGCCCCGCTAGGTCTTAGTTCGGATATATTCTGCCCTGAAGCCCATGGATAATCGTAAGACATACGAATATTAGGGCTTTGACCTAGTTGTATAGTTTCATTAAAACCTGATAAAATAGGAGCTACATAAACACTAGTAGAGGACGATAAACCCGCCTCTACTGCTCCATTTACAAACCTACTTCTCAGCTTATCTCTTCCTATGTTTAGTTGAGTAGACACCCCAACGACAGGAGATCTAATATCTTCTTCCGTTACAAATACCTGTGCTTGAGGGCCTTGAGCTCTTTCTTCCCCCCAGTATACGTTATAGGGGGATAAAATCCTACGAGGATACTGCGTAGTTACTGTAGGGCTTGCAGGAAAAATAGCAGAAATAGGTATTTGAGTAGCTAAATTATTATCAATAACTTCAATGTCTGTTTGAGAAAAAGAAGGGGGTGATACGTAGTACTGCTGTCTAGTAGTAGCTATAGTAGTGCTACCATATTCTACGGCGCCTACGGATATTTGTCCCGGTTGGTCTACAACCAAAACAGAAGCTACCGAATCGTCAAAAGTCTTCGGGCGATCAAGAGCTGACGGAGTATATTGCTCCGTCAGTATTCCTATTTCGATAATAACTTTAGATGTAGCAACCGAGACACTCATTACTATACGTCTACACTAGCTGTAATATTAGAAAAGCCTGCGCTATTTATAAATATATCTACTGCTAGCTCAGCAACCGCTGAAGTCGTTACTGTTAATACTGTAACTCCTCCAGTAAAGGTCATACCCGTTCCTTCTATTAATAGTTTAACATCTGTAGATATTCTATCTCCCGTAGCGTTATAAGCGCTAACATCAACGGTTGAGGGTATCTGCGAGCCCGCATAGGTATAACTAGTTTGTGCAGGAGTTACTGTTACAGTTAAAGGTAAAGTAGGTGTAAGCAAATGAACTTCGGGATAGCTTGTACTACCTAAGGATGTGCTGCCTTTTATAAACCATATTCTATCCGTACTGTCTCTTCCCATAGAGCCTACATCAAAAGGAAGCGAGTTAGCTTGTTCCCACCCAGTAGCTGAGTTAAAAGCATAAATCTGAAAAGAATAATAGTCTTTTAAACCCATTAAACTTTCTTCATCATTTAAAAATATATACTCTTGAAAAGGCACATTTAAAACATGTTTACTATGAAAAGTAAATACTCTAGGGTCTGCAGCATCTATTTTCCAAGTAAGCATAGTACGAAACAGAGTAGAGGAAGTAAAAGCTCGCGCCTCATCTACCCATATATATGTTAGATATCTTTCTCCCCCAAATTCAAACATATGTAAGAGTGTAGCACCCGTAATACTCTGTTCACTAGTACTAGCACTAAACATATAAGTTGTGTAAGCTCCTTCAAACAGGTTTGTTTGATTCCAGGCGTCTACCTCTGATGATTTGCCTGTAAATCCCACCGTAGCACCCGCATGTGGATTCATTTGCGTATCTGTTTGGAACTTGAAGGTGTCATCCGACTTATCCCACGTCCAAAGAATTGGATGAAAGTTACTTTCTTCGTCTACATAGTTGGTATACCAAAGCACTGTATTCCCTGAGACATCTCGTGGATCAGTAAAATATTTAGTAGGCCTATTTCGCGTTTGATAAGTAGAACTACCGTACATCCTCCCATTTACGTCGCCAACCATCGTACCATCAGATGCAAGGCCTTCTAGATCAGCGCCGCCGGTCTGGAACGCAAGATTTGAATTAGTAATGCCTCCAGTGGTCTTGACGATCGTCGACGTATTCAACGATGATGAAGTACATTTCTGAATATCTACGCTCCTGCTACCGCTCCAATCATCCATGAGCCAGTGAGGTAGACCATCAACTTCACTGAATCCAAGATATGAAAACTCGGAGTACGCTGTAAGTATGAATCCGGCCTGGGGTGTATTCGCAGTCGGCCAACTAACAGGTATAAGACCGAAACCATATCTATACCAACTACTAGTATTATTCTCATAATTCATTCTACTCCAAATCAGCCTCGAGGTAGGTTGATAATAATCAAGTATAAAACTGTAAGCCCTAGAGTTGAATGGTGAACTGGTGATGGTGTTTGTGGTTACTCCTCCCTGAAAAGGAATATCATTAAATCCTTGATCAGAACTAATTTTGTAACTATCTATGTAAAAATACGCCTGAGTAGTGTTATTACCACTGGAATGAAATACTGCATCGTTAGATCCATTATTAATTACAAAAGCTCCCGCTTTTGCTGGATTATTTCTATCCATTGAAATATCAAACTTTCTAGTAGCCTGATTAAGATAGTTACTAGAGACACTGGTGTACTGTTTAAACTCTGTCCAAGGCTTCATCAAGCTTCCAATTTGGTACCTACCATTTGTAAGACTGGTATTACTTCTTTGGTTCATCGCATTGGTGCCGGTAATTCCATTCGATCGCGCCGCGCTGGTACCATACATTTTATTATAAATAGGGCTTAATGTACTGAAGTCGTGCTGAGCGTCAAACAAAAAGAAATCATTACTTGAAACACGAGGGTCTTCAAATACACAAAATTGCCCGCTGTGACCTTGATAGTCTATAATTTTAGCCATTTATACCACCTCCACTTCATATCGTTCACAAAAAACAGACACAGCTTCTTCTTCGGAAGTTATGGCAATTTTTGCATCCAGATTGCTATATGCAACTCCTACGCTATTACCCCAAGGAACTAAAGGGTCCTCACAGTTAAATATGTAATATGGGTCTTCCCATACTACCTCTACTGGCAGAGCTCGAAACTCGTCCAAGCCTATTCCATCTTCATCTTTTGCCCGCTCGCCATCTTCTCCGAAGACGGGAACTAGACACCTAATATTATAATTGCTCAAAATTGATCTCCTTTATGAGTAAATGAACTTCACGGACAAGTTTGTACCTGGTCCTGATATTATGTCAAGAGTTATTTCATCCACCAAACCTACAGTTACTCCGCTAGTAAAAGCAGCCTCTACAATACCTTGCGCTGAAGGCATTACAAATTGTTGAACTTCTACGGAATTTTTCATAACTGCAAAAATAAGAGTCTCTCCTGACGGTTGATCGACTTGAGCTCTTATTTCATGCAATGTTATTGCTTGCTGTGGTTGAAATACCTGTTGACCCTCTAATGGTCCAGTAAAGTTTCCGGCTCGAACTAAGTAGAACGCATTAGTTCTCTTTAGATTATACCAAACTGTACCTTCCCATACGTATAGTGCGCCTGTGTCCTGTGCAAAAGATAAATCACCTAAGTTACCTAAAGAAGGAAACGAGGCTCTAGTTGCATAGATTACTGCTGGGCTTGGGGTCGGCGTAGCTTCCCAAGCACTTGAATTTGAATTATATTTTAAAACATCGCCATCATTTGGGGCGGGCACTGACACATTAGATAGGTCATCTAAAGTATCAACATTGGAAGTGCCTACTATTGCGAGCTCAAATTTATTAGTTTGATCATCGAATATTAGTCCTTGCCCCTGTGTTGGAGAATCCGCATTTACATCTGTTAAGTCAACAATTGCTGCAGCAAATTCCGGTAAGTCTTGCGGAAGCCATACGCTAGTATTTAAGTTATATACTAAATATTGGCCATCTGTTATACCGCCGCTTACATTTACATCTGTTAACTCAGCTATAGAAGTTGCTACATCTCCTGGCTCCCAAAGGGATGTTACATTATTATATTGTAAGAACTGATTATTACTGACCCCCGAAATATCAACATCCGTCAAGCCTTCTAAAGTACTAACGTTATCTTGGGCTACCCACTGGGTAGATATATCGTCCCATATTAAAATTTGTCCTACGCTAGGTGCCTGATCGTCTACGTCATTTAAACTAGTTATTGATCTATCAGTAACTCCAGGTTTGAAAGAGCTTGTGTTTCCATCCCAGACTAGCGTTTGGCCAGATTCGATTGGTGTTGTATAATCTACATCCGATAACTCTGATGTAGATATTGAAGAATTTTCCCAGGAACTAGTGTCTGTAGAATATACTAATAAATTTTTATCTTGTAAGTTAGATATAGTAACATCATTCAGCAGAGTAATAGCTGCTGTACCAGGTACCCAAAGAGCTGAGGACGAATCGTATTGTAAGAAATTATTATCTGCGGGAAATGAAGTAAAAATATCAACGTCTGTTAAATCGTTTATTCCTGCGATAAGAGCGGCTGTACTTTCTTCGTCCAAATCTATATTGCTAGTATTAGAGCTAATTAATATAGTGGTAGAATCTATTGCTCTACCTATTTTACCAAATCCTGTAGGCCCGGGAAATAAGCTACCGTCAATAGACACATAGTAGTTTAAACCAGTAACAAGATTAGTTACAGAGCTAGTAACACCAGACCCTGTATTAATTTTTGCTATGTCTCCATCATATGTTAAAGATTCATTAATACCTACCCAATCTGCTGCTCTAGTGTTAGTCTTAATACCACTTAAATTATAGTTTAATACTTCTCCTAGGTTGCTCTTATGTATTAATTTAGTTTTATACATAGCTCCCGATTGAAAAGAGCTACCAACACTAAAATTAGCTAGTTCTAGTCCTGAAGCAATATCGTAATATTTTACTCCATCACTTGATCCAGTAATTACTGCTACTTGTTTATCATTACAAACAATATCTTTACCGGAAGAAGAAATAATAGGTTTGCTATACAAGTTTGCGCCACTTACAGTGCTCCATACCGATAAATAACCGTGCTGGTTAGACCCTGTAATAAGGTAGTTTGTATTAAGGGCAAACTTATCTGCTACTACACCTACCAGACTATGGTCTATAGTAGTCCTAAAGGAATAATCAGATAGCTCATAAATATGTGTTAAACTAGATCCAGTGCCTGTATCTGTTATTGAAATGATACTTTCACTTTCATCTATATTAATATATCGACCAAAATCTGCTCCATTAGAAGGATTTGGGTTATTAAAACTATACTCCTGAGTGCCTGTAAATATATTAAATACGTATGCCTTACCCGGAGTAGTTCCTAACGTAGCATCTCTCCAATTAGAGTTACCTACAATTAAATAAGATGACGTCATTACTACTGAATTATGCTGAGCAAAAGGGCCATTCGTAGATACAGAGTCTTCTGGGTTTACTATTTGTCTTAATAAAGCTCCTGTATAAGCATCGTATAAATAAATACGCCCGTAATCATTATTAGAGGGAGACTCTTTAGCAGTAATAGCTACTTCGCTGCCATTTGTAGCTACTCCCCAGCCAAAACTTTGTAATGAATAATCAGTAGGAGGCTCCAAAGTATATAGAAGCTGCCCACTAGTAGCATTATAGATGTATGCTCTACCTGTACTCAGAATATTTCCGCTGGTAAAATACGGGTTACCTACAACTATAATATCTTTACTAACCGCTAAATTAGTTCCAAAATTAGAATTCGATACAGGAGGATATAAAGTATTTACTAGGCTTTCTGTGCCTAGAACAGTCTCCGTGCCTTTGATTGCAGCAACTTTACCATCGTCCGTAATATAAACAGGATCTCCAGCTTGTATTGGTTGTGTTGGAGCATAAGCCTCTAGGTTTAAAAAATTGCCAAAATTACGTTTGTCTATTATCCACTCATCTGCAGACTCGCTCCAAGTAAGTATATCGTAATCAACTTTAAGAGTAGTAGTGTTTACATCCGTTAAATCATTTATACTATTAACAGAAGAAAACGTAGTAGGAATCCAATTTACTCCGTTCCATTCAATGCTTTGGCCTACTGTAGCATTACTAACATCTACATTATTAAGATCACTAAACTGAGCTACATTAGAGTAGCCTATATTAGCAGGAACCCATTTAGACGTGTTGTTATCATAAACTAAGCCTTGTGCATCTTCTGGAGGAGAGTCTAGTAAATTTACATCTTCAAGATCTAGTAAATTAGTTACTGTTGATACATAGCTTGCTACCCACTTTTGACCGTTCCAAGTTAATCCATGTTGGGGAACTAATCCCGCAGAAAAATCAACATCAGCTAAGTCAGCCATATCAGATACGCCTGAAATACTTCCAAGTATTAATATTTCAGAAACACTTGCTGCAGGACCTACTATTCCGTAAGAAGTTTCTTCAAGGGTTAGACTTCCGTCAGCCCCAGCATAGTAATATTCTCCAGGAACTAAATTAGAGTAAATACTAGAAGTTTTTCCTCCTAGAATTACCACTTCTAGTTGTTCTCCTGTAACTGCTGTCTGTTCTGCAATGCCCATCCAGTCTGCTGCATTTGATTGTGTAGCTTGCAGTGTTACATCGTATATAAAGAATACCCCTCTATCTGTTGCGGGGAACTGTTGAGTTCCCTGAACATTATCATTATACGGAGCACCAACAATAGCACGACCAGAATTTGTTACCGCTACAGAAAATCCAAATAAACTTCCGGAAGGGTTGACAACATAACCCGGGTTTTCAAATGCCGCATATAGGGGGTACGAAGTAGTGGATGCTCTATTATAGCTATAAAACTTTCCTGAGTCATTGTAACCTAATACGTCATTATTTGCTTCTGAACCTACAACGATTTGACTCGATCCCAGCCCTACTGACCTACCGAATTTATCTCCTATCTGATCTGGACTGTTTATTTCTGCAAGCACTGCACCCGAGGTTGTAGAATATACCAATACCCTTCCCAAACCTCCATTAAAGTCTGGGGTTCCTGCAACTATGATAGAATCATCCATTTCGAAGGTAAAACCTAGTCCGTTAGATCCTATATTAGTATCCTGCAGAGTGTGTATAGTAGACCCAGTATTAATATTACGAACGTATATTCTACCGGTTGATAGCTGTCCTCCAGTATCCTCCCCAGGAGCTCCAATAGACAAGTAAGTATCTGTTGCGCTCAGTGCAGACCCAAACAGGTCTCCTCCAGTGCCTCCATCATCATTATTATTGTTGAATGTAAAATCAGGAACTAAAAGAGGATCCCATCTTGCTTCTGTTTCTCCTTCTGGTATTCCATACTCTGATGACTCTAATAACGAGATAGGATATCTATATACTTTACCTACTAATGCATTATTCCCTATATCTACTCGTGGTGCGCCCACTGCTACATAGGTTGAGTTAATAGCTACTGAGGAACCGAACTGCCCTTGGAGAAGAGGCTCAGGGCTTTCTAGAACTGCTATTAAAGTACCTGAGCTTATTCTATATACGTATACAACGCCAGAATTAACCGCATCTAAATCCTTAAGAGGAGAGCCTACAACTGCATAATCATCTTTTATTGCTACTGCAAATCCAAACGCCTGATTAGTTTCTCCTCGCCAAGCCGCGGGCGTTGTGAGGCTTAGGGAGGGTTGTAATGTACGTATTAAAGTAGAGTTATCTGTATCATAAATCCTTACTAGGCCGGTTGCGACTCCGCTGTTGGGGCCAATTCTATGATAAGGTGCTGAAACTGCGACACGGCCGCCTTCTTCTGCAATTGTATGCCCAAAAAGTCCCAAATCTGAGCTAGATGGGAAAGAAGATACCAGCTCCCCTGCAGTTATTGTGGGATTTTCAAACTGACCAGAACTATTTAGTACTACTAAGCCGCCTTGTAATATTTGCTCCGCTGCAATACCAGTAATACGCTGTCCCTCGGGTAAGTCTTGAGGAGACCATATTGAGCCATTATATTGCAATATCTGCAAAGCTGAAGGTAAAACACTACTAAGATCTACGTCTGTTAAATCATCTAATACGTCTACGTTACTTGAACCAGTTACAGCATTAACAAAAGACTGAGATACCGCGTTCCAAGTTAAAACCTCCCCTGTTTGAATATTTGAAGGTATAGGTAAATTTATATCATCTAAATCCGATAAGCTACTAACACCCCCAGCCGCATCTCCTGCTACCCATTGAGAGCTTTGTGCGTTCCAAACAAGCGCCTGGCCGTCTGAAGCAAATGCAGTAACATCTCCAAGATCATTTAAATTATTTACTTGGTCAGCAGTATTAGATTCAACGTCCCCTGTTATTAAAATGTCGTTTGCACTTAAAGCTTTACCAAAAATACCTAAATTTGTGGGAGAACTGTTAAGAGTACCATCAATATTTAAATAATAATTCTGTCCCGGCAATAGATTAACTTGATTGTGTGCTATACCACCAAACAGGGTTACTTGTCCTACATCTCCATCTAAAATATCTTCAAAAGCTACTCCTATCCAAGATGAAGCATTACTAGTTATATTAATATCAAAAGCTGTAAGGTGTCCAGAGTTAAAGTCACCTGAAATAGTATTCCTAGCAAAAGGAGCACCTACGTATAATTTATCATTACCAATAGCAACACTTGAACCAAAGTACTCAGTTGTACTATTCCCATATATATTAGGATTGTCAAAATATGCAATAGGAGTACCGGTATCGGCTTCGAAATAATAAGCCTTACCAGCATTAGTATATACTCCTCCTATGTACCCCTGATCTTCTCTTCTTGCACCTACTAGTATTTTGTTATCTTTCATATCGATGGAGTAGCCGAACTCATCTCCCTGCGGAAGAGGATAAGTATCAGGGTTTTGAATAGTATTTATAAGAGTACAAGCTTCATCGGTTACATCATATATATAAACAAGACCTTCATTAGCACCCGTAAAATCCTGCTCTGGTGCAGATATAGCTAATCTTTTAATTGATGGATTTCTATCCCATACTATATCAAACCCATGCGTTGCATCTGAACCTCCACCCGGATTTGGATTTGATATAGTATGTAATAAAACGGGAAGAGAGTCACTGCTTACGTCATATATATAGACATATCCCTTTACGCTAGTTGTACCTTCTCTGGACGCAGTAACAGCTAAGTATTTTCTATCTTGAGTAAGAGACACTCTTTGGCCAAAGTAATCCCCTGATATACTACCGACTGTATTAGGATTATCAATACGGTATAAAAACCCATATTGAGGGTCTCCTACACCTATGTCAGGATCGAAAAAGTATACGCATCCAGCTTCTGAGTATTGGTCACTCATATCTTCTAGTGGTGCGCCGACGGCTAAACGAGCCTCACCATTATAATCGCTTATAGCTACGTCAGTGCCAAACTGCGCGTTGTTTGTACCATCAGGATTTTGTATTGATAGCCATAAGTCTCCACTAGGGGATGTTCCTGTAGCCAAGCGGTAGACATAAGCTGCTCCTTGATTATACCCTGTTAGATCATCAGCAAGAAGAGATCCTACCGCTAGAAGGTTACCGCTAGCGTCTAAAGAATTACCAAATCGGTCCCCTGTTACAGGATTATTTATATTTTCATTTTTAATATAATACTGTTGAGTACCAAAATTATTAAATACGTATACAACCCCAGAACTACTTCCTTCTATCTCGTCCTCATATTGAGCACCAGCAATAATATAATCTCCTGATGCAACAACTGCACTAGTAAATTGATCACTGGTAGCCGTACCAAATATAGTAGGGTTTTCTACATTCCAAGCAGGTAAAAAGGGCTCTTGACCTGTCTTTTTAACTTTTCCAGGAGGGGTAATAGAAACTATATCTCCATCACTAATATCTCCATTTGCTATGAAGTTTTCTATACCACCCGAGTGCCCTGCTCTAGGGTACCACTTCTGGGTAGTAGCATCATAAGTAAGTACTTCCTTTTCTTTTGCTGGGTTTGCAATTACCTCTACATCTAGCAAACTATTAAGAGTTGCAGCAGTAGGTGCTGTTGAGCCAGGAGACCAATTAACTCCGTCCCAGGCTAAAAATTCTCCGAAACTAGGCTCACTTGCAGTGCCGGGCGTAGTATCTACGTCTGAAAGAGATCCTATACTAATAGTGTCTAAGGCTGGAGAGCCTGGCTCCCATACGCCTTCAATACCGTTCCAAATTAAAGTTTCTCCTGGAACAGGTGCATAAAGTCCCGCAGTTCTAACATCATCCATGTTATCTAACTGCGTTACGGTAATATTAGTAATTTGAACAGGTGTCCAGCCAACGCCCGCTTGATAAGCAATAACATTATCTTGTACAGGCGGCTGAGAAGCTAAATCTACATCGATTAAGTCCCCAAGCGCAGATACTCTAGAAACTTGACCTGGCTCCCACAGCTCGCTGTTGGCATTATAAACTAATACATCATTATTAACCGCAGATACTGTGGAAAGATCTATATCATTTAAATCGTTTATTGTTGCTGGGATCGGTATAACACTTGCCTGCCACTCATCAAATTGCAAACTGTAAACTAAGGCGGCATTATCAACAACCCCGGAAGTATCAACATCTGATAGACTACTTAGAGATAGAGTTCCAGCTTCAATATATGTTGCAAGACCCCATGAAGATCCACTGTATTTAAGACCTTGGCCTGCTTGGACTCCCCCAACACTTGTATCTGTTAAGCCACCAAAAGTAGTGATATTACTATATCCTATATTTTTAGGGGCCCACCTATTATTAGCACTATCCCATACTAAGCCTTGATTGTTAGAGGGAGGAACAGTTACAGTATCTACATCACGGATATCATTTATATAAGTTACTCCGGTTTCAGCAGATACTACATTTCCTGTAATAAGCAACTCATCAGCAGCAAGAGCTTTTCCTAACACACCGTAATCTGTCTCAGTCTCAGTTATAAAGCCTCTACCGTCTATATAATAGTTTTTATTAATAGTCAGACCGGATACAAACTTATTTACGGCACCTACAGTTGTTACAGTTACTTGTTGAGTAGCTTCTACCGATTGTTCTGATATTCCTACCCAATCACCAGCATTACTTTCTATGAACGAATCACTAGCAAAAGTTGCAATTTTACCTGTACCTGCAACGGTTAGTCTAGGCGAACCAATAATAAGATAGTCGTTCGTAAGAGCTAGACCAAATCCCCAATTTATATTTGTTGCTCCTTCATCTGATAAAAATTCATTTCTAAAAGCTCCCGAGGCGGCCTCGAACAAATAAACACTCCCTACATTCTCTCCACTGGCAGAAGCAAGTATATACTCAGTTGTTACAGCAACGCTACTACCAAAATTATCGCCTGTGGGTACGTCTGCGTTTCTATTAGGGTTGTTAAGAGTATAGTTAAAATCGCCATTATTTAAATTGTATATATACAGTTTTCCGCTGCCCGTATCAGCAGTAGGAGCACCAACCACCATACGTCCGTCAGAAGAAATTGCAATAGAGCTACCGAAGTCTCCTGCACCGCCAGGGTTAGAAATAGTATAGATAGAGCTTAAAGTAGCTGCCTCATAGACATATACTTTTTCCTCGCTAGGGCTTCCAATAGCTAAATCGCCTGAAGTAGATATTGATATAGCACTACCAAACCCTGTTATGCTGGGAGAGGGATTTTCTACAAAGCCTAACTGATTTCCAGTTGCAGTGTTAAATACGTACACTGTGCCAGAGTTAGTATCTGACAAGGATTGAGGCTCTTCATTAATTGCAGTAACCGCTACATAAGTATTTGTATTCTGTACTCTAAAGCCAAATTGGTCGTCTAACGTTGATGTTGCTGCATTTGGGTTGTCGATAGTATGTTCTAGTATGAACCCTGGTAAACTATATACATATATTCGGCCTGCATTAGAGTCGTAGCCTGGAGCCCCAATAGTAAAAAACTGGCTTGAAATTGATACCGATTCTCCAAATTTATCATTGGCAGTTGCATTGGGGTTGTTTATAGTTTGTACAAGGGTGTTAGTACTTGTAGAGAATATTTCTACCTTACCCCCAACAGTTAAGTACTCATACCCTGGAGCTCCCACAATATAATAGTCATCAGATACAAATACACTTTTACCATAGTAATCAGAACTTACTGAAGGGCTACCTGAAGCTTGAAAGATGCTGGATACACTACTTTCTATTTCTGCTATTTTTTCGACTTCGCCGTCTGATCTTAAAGCTAGTAGGTCACCTGCTGAAAGGTTTTCAGCGGCTATATAGTTGGCTACACCTGAGCGAGTTGCAGGTCTCCACTCCCCTGTAGACGCGTTATACTCTAATGTGTTTCTGTTTTGTGGAGGCACTGCCTGAAAATCTACATCGGTTAAAACATCCAAACCTATAGAAATTACTGCACCTTCTACACTTCTAGTTACCCATGAGTTTGTATCGGGATCCCAAGAAATAAAATCCGAATTGTAGGGTTCAGTTATTGAAACATCGTCTAAATCTTCTAATCTAAGTCCTATTCCTTCTATGCTGCCCGTAACTACAGTATCTATAGTAGTTCCCGTCCATTTTAAAAACTTAGAAGAAGGTGTATTTCCCAGATTTTGAAAACCGTTCTCGTTTAGCTGGTTTAATAGAAAAATAGATCTTTCGTTTAGGTCTTCTAAAGCCCTGGGTATGGGCGCAGGGCTCCAGCTTGCGCCGTTCCATACAAGAGCATCAGACGGTTCTGGCAAACCTGCGACATCAGCTAAATCATATATGCTGTCTGGGAAGGACGCAGAGCTATAGAATCCTGTGTTACTGTCGTATACTAAAGCAGATCCATCAAAGGGCACACCAGTAACGTCTGCAAGGTTGTTCATGGTATAGTCACTTGCTCTCATGACCTCGCCTATAGGAGTACTGATAAAGGCGGAAGAAGGGGCGTGCCACGTAAGAATATTGTTCGATGCCTGATTCGCTATATTGTAATTAAAATCTGCTAGAGCGCCTGCTCCAAAACTGGGATCTATATTTTCATATCTGTTTGCATCAGCTAGTGTAGTATATCTAAGTATTTGACCTTCTTGAGGGTTGTCGATACGAACATCATTTAATGCGTCTAATGAATTAGATAGTTGGACGTCACTAGTAGTCCATACTTGGTTTTCATAGTTCCACAGTAAAACCTCTCCATCTTGCAAAGCAGCTGTTTGAATATCTGTATCTGATAGTTCCGCTAGAGTAAACGTTACTTCTTGCTGCTTGCTAGTAGTACTACCAAAGGTAATAAATTGACCGTCTACTAAAGCGTCTACATTTTTATTTACAGTAATGCTAAGTCTGTCTGTAGATATAAATACTACTCTAGGAGCAGACTCTAGTTCCGAGTGCATTACATAATGATTAACTTCTACATCTGGGCCCACAGGGTCGTTCAGTACAATAGTGTTGCTACCAGTAGTCCCTGCAGGATTGTTATTTACGAATGATCCTACATCCTGAGAGATTGCCATAGGAATTACTACTTTAAATATAATAGTAGCGCCTGCAGTTATATCTATATCATAACTTACAGCAAAGCTTAATCTGTCTCCACTTATTCCACTTACAATAGGAATATTTACATTGCTTCCTATGTAAACAGCGTGACCAGGAACAATTTCTTCAGGCAAAGGAGTATCAAGAAAGATCTCACTAGTGGATTCAGTACCTACAACCCCCTGACCAACCTCTACAGTGCCAGTAGTTGCAACTACTTGGTAGACAGGAGGAGTTGCAAAAATAATAGCCTCAAATTGACTAGTTGATATATTTTCAGAAAGAGTGAGCTCTGTCCTGTCTTCAGATATGCTGTATACAACAGGATACGGCTTAGATAATGAGGGTGTTTGAAATAAGTCGCCCGGCTTTACGTTTTCAGGAATAACATCCGTTGCAGGTACAGTATCAGTATTAGTAACAGTCTCAGAAACAAACCCAGTTCCAGTTTCGATAGGTTCTTCTATATCTTCATCAACGTCTAAAGAGGGAATTTCTATTATATCCCCGTCTTCCGTTTCAACGGTTCCGCCAGTACTTCCTCCACCCCCGTCAGGGTTTGGGCTAGGAGTAGTAGTAGTACCCCCTCCAGTATCGCCACCGCCAGTACTTCCTCCTCCACCACCAGTAATAGTAGCAGGCGCCCACTTAGTTCCATTCCAAACAAGAGACTGACCGGGTTGGGGCGAAATAGTAGAAGTATCTACATCAAACAAGTCTCCAATGCCGCCAAAATTACTAACAAAGCCTAAGGTGAACTGGTTTGCATAGGTACCCGTTGTATTAAATATAGGTACCATACCTTGTTGGCCACTCCACTGGCCTCCGGTATCTGCAAGATCTCTAAACCTGGGCATAGTTGAAACGGCTTGGCCAGGAACCCAATTAGCACCATCATACTGAAGATATGTTCCTGTAGCTAATCCGGTTGTTAAATCTACATCATTTATATCTCCAAGATCGGTTTCTAAATTTACCGGGGATGAAATCCAAGTCTGAGTAGGACCATTGTATGTGAGCAGATCTCCATCATTTACTTGAACAAAATTTACATTACTAAGTTCTCCCAGCTCTACAGGCTCATCAATTAAAATTTGATTTATTGATTTAGGAACCCATTCTATGTTAAAATTATCCCAAGCAAGTAAGTGGCTTTTAGGTATGCCAGCTTCAAAACCGTTATAAGTATCGACATCATCAAGATTACTTATTTGACCAGTTACTGAGGCATAGGCTGGAACCCATTTTTGTGCATTGGTATTCCATTGAAGAAATTGTTGAGAAAGAGGAGCTGTCGATAGTGTATCCACATCCTCTAGTTCTGTTATGCTTTTGGGTATACCTGCTATGCTAGGATTTGGCTCGACATCACCGGTAATAAGAACGGTGCTTGCATCTATACTTATGCCAATGGCGCCGCTTCCTACATCACTGGTGCGAAGACTTCCTCGGTATAACCTTGAATTATCAATATAAATTGGAGTACCAGGAACAAAATTACTCGGCTGTGAACCACCTATCCAACTAGTAACCTTCGTCTGGCCCCCTAAAATAGTTATAATTCCAGAATTATAGTCACTTGAACCACTAGAAAAACTTTCATCTGCGATACCAAACCAGTCTTTAATATTAGTTACTGGATTGTTCCCATAGGTTATAGCCCGTACTCCCGTAGCTAAATCTAACGGAACTATCATTCTACTTTCTGTTAGCCCACTAGTAGAAGCGGGATGTATGCTTCCATTTATTATAAAAGAATCATAAGTATCGTCTGAAGCTGCCTCAGCTCCGTCTATATCTACAATGGGGCGGCCACTCCATTCACTATATGCAATAGTTGTTGTAAAGAGTTCTATATCATTGGTGTCAGAGTTCTCTCTCCCCCATAAAATAACTGCCGCCCTATCTGTAGTGGATGCTAAGACTGCAGGCCTAATATTTGACATGTTATACGGGGTAGGCCCTGAGCCAGTTCCATCTTCGAAGAAATATCTGGAGTACAACGAGTTGTCTGTTACCGTGCTAGTACCTGTGGCGCTAGCAGTAAACCTTGTGACCTTTCCACGAGGGGGACTAACCGTATTATCTTTATAAGCAACCCAGCAAGAGCTACCGTCTGGAAGTATAGTTACAAAAGGAAAACTTAAGTCATCATCAAATGTTCTTGGTGTTCTATAAGTTGCAAATACCCCCGTAAGTAAAGTGACCATCGAGTAGCCTTCACTGATTTGGTCAGTAAATACAGTAACGTGCCTATTAGTTGTAGGAGCATAAACAGTATGAAGGTCGTAAACTTCCCTGGTTGTAAAAGCAGTGGGCGGCTGAAAAAGTACGTCTAAGCCATCTATTTCACCTACTCGACCTATACCTACGCCTCCTCCGTTTAAAGAGTTATCCGCATAATGAAAAATTAAATTTCCGCTTTGTGTGTCAGAAGAGACGGAGTGAGAGCCGATAGCCTCGCCCAAAGAAAAATCGATAGGAAACTGCGACATGCTTACCGCAAACCCTGCAATTGTAACTACACGAGTATATCCAATATTGGTAATAATATCTTTCCAGGCAAAAATAACTCGAGTAGTTGCTATATCATACGTAACGGAGAACTCTCCTCCGACGCCGGTAGCAAACTCATGGACAGTGGTGTCCATAGTTATCTCTACACCATCATCATCTACTTCTCCAATTACAAACTCGCCCGCACCTGTAGTAGCATTAATAAATGCTACAATAAATTTTTTCTGAGAGCTTAGCCATAGCGAATGAGTTTGAGCGCCTAACTGATTACCAACAGTTTCTGATTGACCAAACTCAGGAGGTAGATAAGAGATAGGAAAGACTACAGTTCTGTTATTCTGTCTACCTACTGTAACAGCCTTTCCTGCAGTAATGTTAGTATTGAGTGCGGCTGATACAGTTAGTTTTCCGACAGTAGCTGGTGTTCCAGGAATCCACTGTTCTAAAACGTCATCGTATATTAAAGATTCGCCAGCCTTCGGAGTTGTGAGGTAGTTTACATCTGTTAAGTTTTCTATTTCTAGAACAGGACTTGTACTTACCCAAAAAGACCCGTCAAAAGCGAGTACATCATTTTCAGAGGCACCTGTAACATTTACATTTACAAGATCATTTAAATAAACGGAACTTAAAGCTGCCGCAGAGGTTGCGGTCCAGAGAGAGGTTTGAGCATCGTATGCAAGAATAGATCCGTCTGAAACAGTAGAAACATCGAAATCTGAAAAGTCTGTGATTTCAAGAGCTTTTGGAACGTAGTTACTGCCGTCATGAATGAGTACGGCACCGAGAAATCCAGCACCGCTCGAGTCATTGAGTTCTGAAAAAGAATAAGGATTATTAGTGTGATAAGAAGCAACATAAGATTTTACTGCTTCTTCAGTAGGAAGTATTACTGACCCGTCTATAGAATTCAGAGTCGGGTCATTTGTGAACGCAAGAATCTGTAGCACACCGTCTGAGAGGGTACTAAAATTCAGTTGTCCAAATTGGGCGTCATCTCCACTTTCGTACTTAGTTGTATTTAAGTAAGTGAAGTTTCCGTCTAGCTCTGTAAAAGTAAGTTCTGTGCCTTTTACAAGTCGTAGTACTAAAGCCATTCTCTATCCAATAGTTACTAGTGTTGCTGCGATTCCTGAGGTGATCAAGCCGGTGACGGCGATCCATAGCAGTCTAGTAATGCTTTGCAGAATATGGCCGTGGTTATCGATATCTCTAAGTGCGACCGTTTGCATAATTTCAATATCTGTAACTCTCGATTCAATTTTGTCTCTTGCGTCATCTAAGTCTGAAATTTGCTCTTCTACTCTTGCTAGTGCTACTACTAGTTCTGTTAATTTGTCAATTTTGTTCTCTATTCGATCTATGCGATTATTCTGTTGCTCCAGCTCCATTTAATAATTTTTCCATCAACTTACCGTAGTTGCCTTGCCCAAAAGGAATACCTTCATTAATCTGTACATTCGTTTGACTACGAATAGTGGCTGCATTGGACGCCTTTTCAGCTTCTGCCAACGCTTTAATTTCGTCCATTCTCATTTTATGGGCCATGACCATCAGATCCGCTAGATCCTTTGATGTATACATACCGCTCTCTTGAGCCTCTTCTAGCTTTGATGCTATCATTTCGTCAAGAACAGCTGCAATATTATTTTTATTCCTGTACCCCATATCTAAATACACAGTGTCTACATAACGCTTTACTTCACGCGTATTTAAAATTTCTACTACCCTATGTTCTGGCACAGACATGTATTCGCAAACTGCCTTTATGTTGCCGTATTGGAGATAGCAATTAGCTACTTCTACTCCTTCGGGAGATATTATAGAAACTTCTTTTGACATGCTATAAATTATACATTCGAGCAGATCGAATGTCAAGAAAAATTTTTCGAAGGTGAGGTAGGAAGGTGGAAAGGGAAGGTTCAGACATGCTGAAGAAAATTAAGAGGAAAAATTTTTGCGGACGTGTTCGAATTTTATGAGGTTTTTTCAGGTTTTTTCGCCGATTCGGGTTTTTTCGGTTTTTTACAAAGTTTTACGTAAAGATGGGGCCGCGCGCGTCAAAATTTTGACGGTCTCTTAACCGCCCCCTCCTGGGCAGGCGCGCGTAACCTATTGATTTATAAGGGAAAAATAAAGTTGGCACGATTCCTGCTTAAGAGCTAGGGCACGCCCCGCGTCAAACTATTGACGCACATTTGGTTATAAGCTTATAGCACATCGATATAAAAAACCCTGTACATTTGGAATTAGACCCTGTAAAATCCATCACATATAAAAACAAAAGGTATAAAAAATGTTTCACGATTTATTCACTAGAGCGCTCTTAGGAATTATTGGCATGGTAATTGCCTTAGCAATTCTGATGCCAATAGCAGGATCGTTCTTGCTAAACCTTATACCATAATGGAATATCGTTATTCTATCTTGATATAAAAAATACTGGACATTTGCAGAATACCTCTGTAAAATCCTACCCATGCAATAAAGCATTAATCACTAAGGAAAAAAAGTTATGGCTACATACACTGAAAAAATGGTTAAGCGAATGCGCGATCTTGCACCCCTTGACCTAGACAAAGCAAAGGCGCTTGCCGACGAATTCGGTTCCGTGTCTTATCGCTCTATCATCGCCAAAGCCAAAAGCGAAGGCGTTGACTATATCGCTAAAGCTCCAGCGGCTAAAAGGCCAAAAGGCCCAACTAAACGCGAGCTTGTGAGTGCTATCGAGCGATCTCTGGGATTACCCGAGAGTGACCGCGAAAATCTCACCGTTGATGGCTTAAGCCGCGTTTTAGAGCATCTCGCGTGATTGCGGTTTGCTCTTGGATAGGCACCGCGCTGCTTGGCGCGGCTCCCTTCCTCATTGACATGCCAGCGGGTAAACTCATGGCGATCATTGGACTTGCTCTGTTATGCTTGCAAGCATACGAGAAAAAATGCTACAATCTGCTTATATTAAACACAATAGGGATTATCGGTTATGCTTCCAATTTTTTTATTTGATCTCGACGAGACTGTCATCGACTCGACCCACCGTCAAGGTGAGACGTTAAGCGACTGGCGCAGAATGAATACACCCGCAAACGTCATGCGCGACTCTACGCTTCCGCTTGCTTCTACAATGATTCAAGCCATCTCGGAAGGGTTAGACGTTGGCATTTGTACTTCTCGCGTCATGGGTAGCGTTGATCGCGTTTGGCTACGCATGCGCGGAATGCTGCCAGCGTTTACGCTTTCGCGTTCAATCGATGACAATCGACCCGCTGGTGAATTCAAGCTCGCCAAAATGTCAGAGCTTGCGATTGCTCGCCGCGTTTCGTTCGACGAAATTCGTCGTCGCGTTATCCTTTGGGATGACAACGCAGACGTGCAACAAACTTTAAAAAATGCTGGCTTTCGTGTAATCGATCCGGTAAAATATAACCAAGCAAAAAAGGTAGCTGCATAATGAGCAAGAAACAATATATAGCGACAATCGATGTTGAAACAACGCAAGATCACAAGGTCGCTGATTTTGCTTGCACTATCACAGACCGCAAGGGGCGCATTCACGCTCAATGCGCTGTCATGGTTGACGGCATTTTCACGGATGCAGAAAATCACCCGCTCTTTTTTAATAAGGATGCTGGCCCTTCTGCGCTATGGTCTCGCAAATCAGCAGACCGACGGTATGCAAAATATCAAAAAATGGTACAGGATGGCTCGCGCATGATTGCAAGCGTGGGCGCGATTAACCGCTGGTTAGAGCGGGCGGTCGGAAAATACGACCCAATCTTGACCGCTTACAATCTAGGCTTTGATTCTGGCAAAATGTCAAATACTGGAATAGATCACTCTATTTTTTCTCAGCGCTTCTGCCTCTGGCAAGCGGCCTGCGTAAAATGGGCATCCTCTACGGCATATAAAAATTTCATCATGCAAAATCATTACTTTAATCCGCCTACTGCTTTCGGCAATATGACTTACCAAACCAACGCCGAGGTTATGGCGCGATTCGTTACGGGTCAAGATTTGCCAGACGAGCCACATACAGCGTTAGAGGATATTATCGGTTACGAATTGCCTATATTGAACGCAATCATAAAACGCGGTAAAATGTCCGACATCATAGATTCTTGCGTTGGCTATAACTGGCGCGACTATCAAGCAAAAAATCATTTTACTGCAAAAAAGGTTGCATGATATGAAAACCAAATTGCTCGCTTTAGCTTTCAAGGCTTATATAATTTACTCGCTATGCGCTGATTTTATTCTCGTTTGCGGTATAATCTGGCTTCTTTTGGAGACTGTATAATATGAAATTAAAAACAGAACAGGCGCGACTGAATCGCAATCTCGAAAATCTAGCGCTCGATAGAATCTGCGTGGTGCTCGAAGGTCGCGACACTGCCGGAAAATCCTCGACGATTCGCGAGGTGACGCACTATCTGAATCCTGCGCTTTATTCTGTGCATCTATCGCGCAAGCCTAGCAAGTCCACCATGAAAAAATGGCTTGCGTATTGGTCGCGTAGAATGCCAGCATATAACCAGATCGTTTTTTATGATCGATCATGGTATAGCCGCGCAATGGTTCAACGCTTAAACGGTTGGTGCTCAGAAACTCAATATAAGAATTTTCTAGCGAATCATAAATCATGGGAAAAATCGCAAGGCGTTCGCATGATTAAATTTTGGCTTTCAATTTCCGAGGATGAACAACGCGCACGAATTGAGCGCAGAAAAAAATCGCCATTGACCTACTGGAAATTTTCCGAGAATGACGAGAATGCGCTCTCATACTATGACCGCATGACTCTATTAAAAGAGCGCGTGATTGATTCTGATTGGCATGTGATCGACTACAACGACAAGCGGCAAGGCATCTATTCCCTTTTGGAAACACTCAATACCACACTTGAAAATTTGGAATAGGTCGCGCATGTTTCACGTGAAACACTCTCGCCAAAAATTTCTTGAAAAAAGCATTGACTTCTTGAAATTTTTGGCGCGGGGGCGCCAGTGCGAAAGCGAAGTGCAAATCCGATTGGTGTTACGTCCTTGCGGGTGCGTGTATGGTGGATCAAAAGGTAGTCTTCGGGGAAAGTTGCGGAAAATTTTGTAGAAAATTTGCTCGCGCCGATTATAGTGGGAAATCGATGCGATGTCAAGGACTTTTTGCGGGTGTGTTGTAATTAGTTTAAATTTGCGCAGGTCTCGGCTGCGCCGAAGCAAGTGCGAAAATGAAGTGCAAAATTTACGTACGTAAAAGTGTAACTTTTATACACTTATATGTACGTAAAAGTGTACCATGCAGCAAATCGGACTTAATTTGAGATAACCCCGCTTTATCTTACCAAACACCCGCCAAACCCAGGATCGCCGCCGTGTGCACGGAATCCCATTAGGTATATTATACAGGCTTTAGCGGGGTAATGTCAAGCCCGTGTAGGGTTAGGTACAATTTAAAAAAATTTATTTGCGCCGAAATTTGACAAAAAACTTGACCCCGCAATGGTCGAGGGCGGCCCCCGGGAATTAGGTTGCGGTTGCTTATTGACAAAAAAGAAAAAACATTTGACAACGTAATCAAATGGTAGTATAATATACACATATTAAAAAGGAGTATATTAAGTGGCAAAGCAAAAGATCTTTTGTGTGATAGACGACAAAACCTGTGCAATAAAAGGTGCGTACTCTAACTTTGAGACAGCTATCAATTTAGCTAAAGCTTTCTCTACAGTAGAAGACATACACCACTCTATAAAGTCTATACCCTTTGACTTCATAGACTTTACAGTGTTGGGCCAAGCAGTAATCAAAAAAACAGAATTTAAAGAGGGTGAGAAGTTTAAAATTCTTGACCAGAATACCAAAATTGTGGTATAATAACTTTATAAATAAAAGGAAAAGCCATGAAATTATATGTAGTATTTGACCCAGAGCAGCAAGAAGCAGTGTTTATTCACCCTGATTTTCGAGAGCTCAAGAAGTTTATGAAAGAGCTGAGAGACGAGTTAGTAGAGTTAGGTGCTGAAGAAGCAGAAGGGTG